CAAATGCCACGAGGTTACCGGTGCGGTAGCCCTCGATGGTGTAGTTCGGGCCTGTGCCACTGATTGCTGTGATCACACCTTTCTGCGCGGGGTCTGCTACCAGCTGGAAAAGGTCGCCTACTGCTGGGGTCCATGCGCCTGTCTCAGCGTCCGTGGTCACCTGCAAGTAGCCAGTGGTGTTGTTGATGTCCGGGCTTGATGCCAGCGGGAGTGCCGAGAAGCCACCACCTGCGACGTTCAGTCGGAAGTTGTCGTACAGCGAGGTGTAGCGTCGAGCAAAGACCTCAAGGTCAGAGTCGGCAATACCAGTGGTTGCCGATATCGATGCCGCCTGCAAGTGCGTCCTGATCAGTACCGAGATGATGCCCAGAGACACGTTCGGATCAGTTGCCCAGAACTGGAAGTTGCCTTCCCAGTCCGTGAGCTTGAAGCGGTCCTGATAGACGTAGACCTCAGTGGCTGTCGGTACGCTACCGATAGCCTGAATGGCCGTGTAGCGGGTGTTGCCGATCAGGGCGTTGCTGGAGCTGGATGCTGACATGGTGCCGCCCGTGACAGCCAGCGTGCCCGTGCCATCGAACACGTCGCCCGTGGTCGGAGTCGAGTCATCCGGCCTGATCCACACTACCGTGGTCGTGCCATCTGGCAGCGTCTCGTAATCCAGCAGCGTGCCGGTATCACCCGTGTCGCCCTGCGTGATCAGCCTGCCGATGTCGCCAGCAACCGGGGCTGTGCCGCCTGTCCACTCGACGCAAACAACACCGTTACCTACTGAGTCAGGCGATGCCGTGTACGACCAGTCAGCGGTCCATGTGCCTTCTTTCAGCCACTCTGTCGAGGACCGAGGCATGAAGTATTTGTTCTCCAGCGTGAAGGCGTTCGGCGTTACCGGCAGTGCCGGGTTCCTGAAGCCCATGGCCGTGAACTCGTCGGCTGCATCAGCGATAGCTGAGTACAGGGCCAAGGACGAATAGATGGTTGCGCTTGCGCCAGCAGCCCTACGCACCATGCGCATACCAGTGGTCGCCGTACCAACCGTCTCGTCCTCAAATAGTATTTCCCAATCACCATTGAGAATTGCGAGGGTAGACATTATTGATCTCCGTTAGAACGTAGAAATTGTGTCCACGGCCTGCGTGAGCGTGGCGGTGAGACCAGAAGATGTAATCGTGCGCTGTAACACGCCCTGTGGTGGTATTGGGAGATAGCGCGTCACGTCGAGTGACGACCATCTGCCGAGTGCTTGGTTTGGCGTTCCACCAACGGCGCTAACCCTTGCACGTAAATAATAGTACGGCCCCTGCGAGTTCTCCGTACTTGTAGCCCAGTCTGTCGGCTGTGTCCATGTTACCTTGTTGAGACCGCTGTTCTGGAAGCTGTTTGTTCCGTCTGTTACTGCTGACAGCGCAGTCCATGCGCCATTCCAGTACTCCCACGTGATCGTCTGACCCGTGTCGGTGCTGGCGCTGGAGACATTGATCTTGAGACCCGCTGGCTCTTCCGGGTGACCCCAGTAGTAAGCATCGCCTGTGGCCGGTGTGGTCGGCGTGAGCGTCATGTCATCGGTCGTGCCGCTGTTGGCTGCGGTAGTCTCATCTGTCTGCACACCACCGTCATCCGCGATGGCTGCGGTAGGTAAGCCTTGGTTTCGTGCGGTAATCAGCGTATCCAGACCACTGGGGTTAAACGCTGCCTCGTAGTTGAAGCCTGTGTCTTCCAGTGCGCCTGTGCTGTCAGCCAGCCCTTGCAGGATCACGTCACCAGCTGTGATCGTGCCTACTGTTTCGTTAGCCAAGACACTGATCGCTGTGCCCTCGGCCACGCCATCCACTCTGACCGTCACCGCATTGTTGATCGTGGTTGATGCACCTGCGCCATTTCGCACTGACGGCGTGTCGCCACCGTTCTGCACGTTGATGGTTACTGCGCCGCCTGAGTTGTTGTACACGGCAGCATCAGTGCCTGTGCCAGTGTAGCCAGCTGAGAAGGTGAAGTTGTCGAAGTCATAGGTGCCGGTTGCCGTGATGATGATGGCATGGCCCGTACCGTCCGAGTTGAAGATGACGTTGACGAGGTTGTTGCTGTCGCCTGCCGTATCCAGCAGCATCGCCCCATCAGCATTGAATGCGCCATTGAACGTCCAGTCTGTGCCGTTGCAGCCGTTCGGCGCTACCTGATCGCAGTTGTTGAACGTCACGACATCGTGTGTCTTATTTACGTCTTGAGCTGGGAACGTGATGGCACCAACGCCATCCAGCGTCACGTTGTCCCAGTCAATGGCATCGACGTTAGCATCACCGACCGTGAACTCAGCCCTTGTCCCGGTGTTCACGATAACGAGGTTGGTCCACGTGATGTCTATCGTGTCAGTAGCATTACCTACAATGCGCATCGGGAAATGCGTTGCGCCTACTGCTCGGCCACCCGCGTTGTCACCGACCCAGAACCACTGCTCATCTGTCGCTGTGAAGTACACGTCAGCGTTGGCTGTCGGCTCACCCCACTCTGTTGGTGCAAAGAACGAAAACTGCGACCCCAGTGGGTTCGATACCAAACCCCAACCAGCGGTTACGTCATCGCCCTGCACATCGGCCATGGTTTCTGGTGTGCCTACTGTGCCGCCATTGATGCGCAGTCCATAGCTGCCGTTCGCATGGTAGGTCATGCGGTCCAGAGCGAGGTTGGCGACGTTGCCCTGTGCCTTAGCGTTATGGAACGTGCCGATGCCGAACCCAGTGATCGCCGTCTGGTCAAGGTTGGCTTCACTGCCTGCATAGACGGCGAAGTTGGTGCCCGGTGCCGCAACAATCTCAGAGACATCGAGCTTGTAGACGTTGAAGAACGGACCAACACTGATGCCCTGAGCGTTACTGCCACCGACCGAGTACCCAATCCTGTCCGTGCCATCATCCAGCAGAATCTGCACACCACGGTTGGCGAACGTCTGAGGCAGTGAGTCTTTGAGCAGCACGTAAGCCGTGACATCGCTCATGTTGATGTTGAGCGCCGTGCCTGCCGAGTTGGTCGTGGTGTACAGCTCGTCGTCGTTGTTCGAGTGCTGCGCCTTTACTGCTTGCGTGCCCTCGTAGAATTGACCGGCGAGCGCATCGTCGCCAAGACCCGAACCAGAGGTCGAAAACGTGACTGTGTTGTCTTCGCAGTCGTTGATCTCTGTTCGTAGGTCTACGCTCATTGCCCGTACCAGTAACTCAGTGCGATGGCTGCTGCATTGATGCCGTAAATGTCAGTGCTGCCCGGTGTTGCTATATGGTAGGTCTCTGCTGGTCTGGCCAGCGCCATGTTGCCACTCTCGGTGTTGCCGAGGATCAGCGCGATGTCACAGTCGCGTGGGATGTCAGCTATGTTGTTGTGCCCGGTCGGCTCAAGGAATACGCGCGTGCAGTCAGCAGGGAGTACGGCCATCGCCTGCTTGATGCTGTCAGCCTGATCGAACGTGTAGCCGTCACGAACATGACTCGATGGCGTGAAGATGAAGCGCATGTCAGCTGGCTGGTTGGTGAACGCACCTCTCAGCTGTCGCCACATACGCCACTCCAGCTCCCACGACATCTGGCTGGTCTCCCACGGTGCGATGATCGTGATCACTTCTTGTTGCTGCCCTTATGGTGTTGGTTCTGAGTCAACCTGCCCAGCCCAAACATCAAACCCAGAGCCAAGCCGAGTGCGTACCTCAGCCTCGGTGTCGTAATGCTCATTGATGGCGGTCACCACGTTGTCTATTGTGAACTTACCCCTGACGAGATAGCCCTGCCCAGCATCCAACGCTTCTACCTCGACCTTAAAATCATTGCCGTTTGCCATGTGCTGTTCCTACGAGTAAATGAGGCTGAGACGCTGGTCCCAACGGTTGTCAAATGAGTCATCGCCATCAGCATACAGAATCTCGATGTCACCATCGCTTTGCAGGGTCAATCGCTGCACCCTCCACGCTGATGTCGATTCTGTTGTGCCGGGTAGCGCCTCGCCCTTATATGTCACCTCTGGTGATGCGGTGGGGTCTACCGTGTCCGTGCGTAATGTCAGTGCCACTTCGCTCAAGTTCCCCTGTAAATTCCAGACCCCAGCCACCTTCGTGTAGATGTCGCTGCTGTCCGTGTCAATGTACTGGTCGCCATCGCTGCCAAGACCAGCGCCGGGAGCGCCAACGCCCACAAGGATGCTGTTGCCATCAGCACCATTAGCACCGGGAGCGCCAGCTGCACCAGCAGGACCAGATGGACCGGTGTCGCCTGTGTCTCCCTTCGGGCCTCGTGGTGGGGTGTCTGAGATAAGGCCAGCCGCATAGCCCTCTTCGTATGCAGTCCAGCTCTTGCCAACGACAGAATCATTGTAGGGATTGCCGTTGCCACGCCCGAACAAGGCATCGTTGAAGCCTGCCTCGAACGCGATTCTTGATTGTCCCGAATATGCCATGACTCCCCAATACACACAGGGCTGCACGTAGCAGCCCCTGATCTTGAGTCGCCACCCATTGGTAGGGACTTTTCAGGTGCAGTTTATATCACTGACAGGTGAAATGTCACCACTCAGTGCCATGTCATCAAGCCTTCCTGAATACGTGCTACGTCGTCTTCAGTGAGACCAAGGGGTGGCTCAAGGACATTGTAGTGTCGTACCTCGAAGTGAGTACCATGGTTCGTGATCACCAACATGTCACCCTGCTCTGGTAGCAGCTCGTACACATTCACCGTCCCGGTTTTCTCATTGATGATGCCCATGGGCGGCATGATGTCCCAGCTTTCAGGGTCAAGCAACTCGCTCCAGCGTACTATTCCCCCCATCTTCCCCCCGTATTTCATCACTCAGTGTGAACCTTTTATCGCTTCCTGTAATTGCTGGACAGATTTGGGTGGTATATGACTGTCCTCCTGCTCTGTGGCCGCCATCACCTTCAGTGCGGCTCTGGCATAGTTGCCTATGCGGTAGTCAAAGGCCACCATTTCGTTAAGGATTTCTGCAAATTTCCACACCTTGACGTTTATCGGCAGGGGATTGTCAGCGTCAATGTTCTGCCGCATCCATTCCAGCACTGCATAGTCATCGTTAGCGTCTGTGAATGGGTCGAAGTCTGTCTCCTGCTCTGTGGCTGCAAGTAGTTCCATTGCCACATCTACATGAGCGTCAATGAACGGCTGTTTTTGCGGATAGCAGCATTCCGGTATGTGCGGCTGTAGGTTCATTAACTCGTCATGTGCCGCCTTAACCACACCCTCAAGCGCCTCGACTCTGGCACACTTTTCAGAATACCTGTCACGCATTTCTTGACCCCAACCATTGGTTACGTCCATGGCTTCGTGCAGGCGCTCGATCTCAGCTTGATGTGCTTTGCGAAGCCCATCTGCTAAATCAAAGGCTTCAGTCAGGCGCTCGTTCACGGCCAACAGAGCATTGTACTTATCGCATACCTGCTCAATGCTTAGCCCCTGTTCCATCCTATCCATTACCTTGTCGCCTGTCTCTTTGCTCCACGGGTCACCCATCACTGTCTCCCTGCTCTGTGGCTGCTACGATTCCACCTCCCTTGCATCGCGGACACATAATACCCTCAACCATGCCGCCACTTGATGCACTACAAACTGGTGTAAGCAAACCGATGTCTGCCTCAAGCACCTCGACTCTGGCTTGCAGGCGTTCGATAGTTTCCTGCTGTGTGATACCCACGTTTCGTAATGTCCTATTTTCAGCAGCCAGTTCCGCTATGCGCTTCTCCCCATCGGCTACTAGGTCTACCAGCTCTCTCAGGTGCAGGATGGCAGGCTTCAGAGCCTTGGCGATCATGTGCCGTCCCATGTGTGCGCTGGCTCTGGTGATCAGGTTGCGCTTCTCCAGTGTGTCGTAGTCACCGATGCTGTCTTCTATGGGTATCTTGAAGCCTTCAAGGGGTGTGAATACGTCTTCAGGGTAAGCATCACACCAGCCGATCAGTCTGTTCAGTTCCTCATCGAAGTCGGTCTCGTCCTCGCTGAAGTCCATAATCTCTGCTGCAAGGTGCTTAGGGATTTGTATCATGTGCCTATCTTCCTCTTCAGTCTCAGCTGCATGGCAAAGCCAAGGCCCGGTACTGGGCTACCCAGCTTCCAGCCAATCCAGAACTCGCTGTACTTGCCGTCACCGTTAAGCCACACCCTGCGATAGCCGCACTTCCAGTCCTTCCTGACATAGCGGTAGGCAGAGTCCTGACCTGTCAGTGCCAGTATGTTGCCTGCTTCCATTGGCACGTCTATAGACCAGTTAGTCTCCAGCCTGTCCAAGTCTCTCCACGTATTCACGTCAGTAAATACAAAGCGGAAATTGTTGAATGGGTTGCGCACGGCAAACCACCAGAAGCGCGGCCAATAGCGGATGAACCACGGATGCTCTCGCTTCAGCCACCATTCCGGGCATCCTTCTTCATCGTTGCCCCACACCCACAGGAAATCAGGCCAGTGTTTACTGTGATCTCCGGGCACCACGGTCATGTGCTGGGTCGCCAAGGCTATGGGCACCATGATCAGGCCAAGCAGAACCCCGGCGATCTTGATCAGCACCATGGGGATGAGCAGCAATATGGCGATGACGTTCATTCCTCGTTTACCGTGGTCACGTCGTACCAGTCCCACTTGCCATCCGTGTAGCTGTACTCCCAGCGTTGCAGGATGCGCTTGACGCTCGGGTGGCCGGGGTCACTACGGTCATGGCGCTGTACGAAGCGCAGGTCGCCACCGCTCGCACCATAGTTGCCGTAGTCTGGATTACTTGCCACTTGGTGCTTCCTCTTCCATGATCTGCCACTGGAGCGCCCAGTAACTGTCCCCTAGTTTCTTCTTTGCACTGCGCTTGCCGCCAAGGGTCTTGATCAGCATTGCAACTGCTTCTGATAGTGCCATCGTTTTCTCCCGTTCATAGGTCCCATTCCATGTATGCGGCTACCGCTGCCTCGTCAGGGTCTGCGCCCTTGCTTCTGGCTGTGGCGTAGGTTGCGCACCATTCAACTTGTAAGCCAAACCTCTCGACTACTGGATCAGACAGCGCATCCCTGACTTTCGCCATGTCCTGCTCGTCAACGCCATAGCCGCCAGATGGCATGTGTTACACGTCTTCGATTACAACGGCAAAGTCGCCACGGCCAACCGGTGCGCCAAGCACCTGACCTGTCGCGAACATCGGCGCTGAGCGTCGGCCATCCGTATCAATGTGAACCAGCTCGAACTCATAGGCTCCCACGGCAATGCCGTCCACGATGAACTGCGTCTCGGTCGGCGGGATGCCCACAGCCGGTGACCAGTTGTTGCCGCCATCGGCTGATGTTCTGATCTCACTGCCCAGCAGCTCGGTTGCTGCGTCGAACGGTGTGCCGCCATCACGTTCTACCGGTTGACTCCATGATGCTATCGCTCGTGCCATCGTCTATCTCCACTCTAAAGTTTCTGGCCACTGGTGGCCCTTTGTCATCGCAGAACCAGCCGAATCGTCGGCATAGCCAGCGCCTTATTGCTACCCACATTCCGCTACCAGCATTACTGGTCTGGCTGTTGACCCATCTAGCCACGTGTAGCTGCCTTGCGGTACTCGGTAATACCCGTTCGCACTCTGCGTCACGTCACATTGGGTGTCAGCATCCATGGTAGCCATGGGGATCATCCACCAGCCGGTACTGATCATGACCGGCTGATACGCGGTGCTTCCTGCCAGTGCCTTGAACTCTGTCACCGTCTTCACGACATTGGTGGTCGTGCGAGACTCTACTGGGTCCAAGTTCTCATCCAGCACGTAAGCGGTAGCGACGTAGGTGTACTCTCCCGGCAGCTTGCCGGTCAACGTCACAGAGGTGAGTGCAGGATCGCTGGTCTCAGCTACCAGCTCATAGACACGAATGCCCTTGAGGTCTGGTAGTGGACCAGCGTTGGTGCATTGCTCCTGCTCAACCGGGTTCGTCCAGCTAAGCGTTACCTCTCCCGCATGGACCAGCGACGCTCCCCATGCCAGCCACATCACCACGCAGAACGTCAGGGCTATGAACAGATAGCGTATCTTCCTGTTGAAGTTCTTCAACCCGTTCTCCATATTTGCGCACCATTCGCTCGACCTCTTTGTTGTCACGAGCGATCATCACGCAGTCGTCACGCTTCAGTGCGTGTTGTTCCCATTCCTTCCCGCGTATCTTCATGTACGCAATCAGGCTGCGTCTGGCTGCGTCCCTCACTACCGTCTTACGGTGATGCTGGAGCTTCCATTTCTCCATCCCATGGAGCTTCTGCTCTTCCTTGCGAATCGTCCTCGCTTCGTCTGCGAGGTTCTTGATCTTGATTTTCAGTTCTACTGACATGTGTTTCTCTCCAAAATAAATACGTATGAAGTGAGTGAACGATTGCCGGGTCAGGCAACCGCTCCACATGTCTACGGGGGTCCTCTACATTCACCAGAACCTGTTCATCGTCTGTCCTTTCCTTTGTTGTTGGAGTCGCTGCCCGGACTCGAACCGGGACCGCTGGGATTGAAAGCCCACCGCTCTACGCTATTTGAGCTACAGCGACTTGTTGTTCACTTGTCTCGGCAGTGCTTGTTACGCTTCATTCCACCATGGCCAGCAGGACCACCCTTGTCCACGCCCTTGATGGTGCCCTTGTTCTTCGAGGCATAGAAGACGCGCTCACCGGCCTTGTCGCCGTACTCGCTTTTCATGGCCCCCATGATTTTCTTGCCCTTCTTTGTCATCGGCATAACATTCTCCTATTGAGCCAGAGCCTGCACCGCAGTACGCAGGTCCTTGATGTCATCGCGGTTCAGGTTGGTTGTGGTCTCGATCCGAATCAGCGTGTTGTTGATTGCCACCAGTGCCTCGGCCTGTGACATGCCTGAGTCGGTCTCCATCTCTGCGGCGATGACCTCCTTGGCAATGGCCTCGATCTGATCACGGGCCAGCGCATCACTGCCCTGACTCCACACGCCAGTGGCCCAGCCAACCATTCCGGTGACCACCACTGCGATAAACGTCGAGACTGCGGTTGCAATCATCGCCCTCTTGTCCATTAGCTGCCCTCTTTGTCTTTGCTCAGTGCCTTGAGTGCGGCAGCTCGGCGTGCGGCATCAGCTTCCTCCTTCTCTTTTTGCTCGGCCCGGAGTCTGGCCGCTTCCCGCTTTAGTCGCTCAAGTTCTGCCTGCTTGTCTTCGTGATCAGCTTTGAGGGACTCAATCAGGGTCTGCTGTTGTGCGTATCGGTATTCTTGCTGCTCGGCAAGGTCTTCCAGCTCTTCCTTGGAGACCTGAGCCACCACCATCTCGTTGTACTCTTCCTGCGTAACATACACGCCATCTTGCTCCATGGGCGGCGGCGGTGCGGCAGCTGGTGCAAGGTGGGCAAGATCGATCTTCATGGGCCTGTCATCACCGAACTCGAAACCGAAGCTCGCACGTGCCGCTGTCTCACCACCTGAATGACCCATGGCGAACGTGAGGCCAGCATTGTTGTCTCTGTTGAACATGTACGCATAACCAAAGCCGATGGCTGTCTTGCCCTCGATTGTGGCCATGTTCAGGTGCAGGCGTGAGTTCTGGTACTGCGGCAGGTGAGTCTCCATCGCTGCCTGTGCAGCCGCAGCCTCGCGCATGTCTTCGCGCCAATTACGGATGGTCTGGAACTCAGTGCGCGTCTCAGTGATCCACTCAGTGGGAACTTCACCCGGCTCTCCCTGTGGACCTTGCGGACCCATAGGTCCCGGTGGCCCCTGTGGTCCCGGTGGTCCAGCTGGACCCGGTGGGCCTTCAGGTCCGGGTGGGCCAGCTGGTCCCGGTGGGCCTTCAGGTCCGGGTGGGCCAGCTGGTCCCGGTGGACCTTCATCACCCGGATAGGTGCAACCTACCTCTTGGAATCTTGGGTGATTACAGTCTTCCCAGTCCGTTCCATAGGCCAGCTGAATACACGCCAGCCAAAACATCGCGACGAGAAGCAGCCCTACAGCAACCGTTCTTGCTTGCCTTCGTACCACAGCAATCCCCTTATTTTTTCTCGTGTCAAAAACCCCTGCCTCCACAGCTGGCGTAATGCTTTCTGCGCCGTGCTGTATGCGCACGAGTACCTACTGCTCGCTCCCCGAATCGACAACTTTGTACCGGGAGTCAAGTCCTGCATAATCTGATCCGATCTCGCCATCTGTCCAGCCGCCTATATTCGACTGCGGCAACTCAACGTACTGATGAAAATCTTTGAGTGCCAGAGTCACGAAACGACGCTCTCCACTTTCCAGCTCAATCTTTATCCAAATCAGCTGAGAATTTGGCACCGCGCCTCTTGGAAACACCAACTCAGAGGATACCACCTGAGTAGGTAAAAAGCGTTCATTTTTACATACGTGATCCAAGTTTATTTCATAGCCGCGCTTCATCGGTCTGGCACTACCAGCCCCGTTCCTTTCTCGCCCATGATCTCCTGAATCTCTGCTTCAGCAAACGTGCCACGCAACATCGACAAGAACTTGAACACCGTGAACTGGGCCTCGCTCAGCTGCTCTATATCTTCGGGTAGTTCCTCGCCCTCATCGAGATTGAAGTCTGCGCCAAACTCAAGACCAATTTCACCCTCTGGTGCTGGAATGTCTTTGACCATCAGGTAGCACACCCTGTCTTTGCTCTCGCTCACTTCTTTACCTCTTTGTAGTTGCCTTCAATCGCAGCTGGCTTTGTCATGATTCCGACGAAAGACTTCTTCAGCTCTGCCAGCTGTTCTGGTGATGCGTTTTTGAATGGGTTGGTGTGCCCACTGACCAGTTTAAGTTTGTCGTCAAAGATACCGAAATGCCTTCCCATCTGTTGCAGTGCGTTGGCCTTGTCAGACAAGACGTAAGTATATTCCTGTCGCTCGAACTCAACCAGTTCGCCGTCAATTGTGTGCCTGTGATTTCTAAACGTCGTGTTCACCTTCTCGACCACGGCTCGTTGCTCTGGTGTCAACTCTTCAGGTGACTTGTACATCCATGCGCCGGGAATCTGTGGGTCCGGCTTCAGAAAGCTCACCCGGTCCACAAAGGCGATCTTGGAGTACTCGTTGACAACATCGGTAGCCGACTTGTCTGCCACCTCGTTTAGTCTGGCCCGGATGCGCTTGATCTCCGCAACAATCTCTGGGTTCTCCAATAGCTTGTTGCTTTTTCCTTTGGCGTATTTCGCTGTATAGCCAGCACTGAGACAGGCGGCATGTGCGGTCTCGCCCTTGGCATAGAAGCGGCAGAACTCTCGTTGTCTTGGGGTCATCTCAGAAGTCTACCATTCACAGGGACAGATATGTATTTACCACTCATTGATACTTTTTTCACAGTAGGTGTTGACTACTGATTCCATCGGAACTATAGTAGGGCCATCGAAAAGAGGAAGAGGAAATGAGGTTAATCGTACTTTACAACATGGAAAGAACCCGCTTTGGTCGCTGGTTCATGGAAGGATACCCGGCAAAGTTTCATGCCCTTCCTTTCGTCGGACTGATGACCTTCACCGGGCCAAAAGAAAGGCGCTGTGACTCTCTCGTCAAGCACGAGCTGATTCACTACTACCAAGCTCAGCGCGAAGGCTGGCTGATGTGGAACATCCACTACTACCGCGAACTCTGGACTGTCGGCTACATGAATGTCAGTTACGAGATCGAAGCCTACGCAAAGATGTACGAACCGCTCACGGAGGGTGAGCGCAGCTTAATAGGATGAGAACAATGTATAGCTACAGAGATGAAGAAAAGATTGAAGTTGGTGTAGAGGTTTACCTTTTCTACCCCGGTGGTATGGGCAAACGTGGCCGGTATGAAGGGCCACTGAAGATCACCAAAACCACGAAGACGCAGTTCACCGCTGGTGGCGAGCGCTTCATAAAGAGTAACGGTCGCAAGGTTGGAAGCCCATACGGACGTTTCTCACCAAGTGTTCAGATCGCAACAGCAGAGGTGAAACGAGAGGTTACCGAGTTTCGTGCTGAGACCATGCGCCTGAAAGATGCCGCTCGACTGGAAGCCGATTCGGCAGAGAGACAGAGCCGCGAGAAGTACGGCGCGACAGCTATCACCAATGAAGCCATTCAGGATGCGTGCCTGAAACCGCTACGCTCCCTCGCTGAATGTGGTGAGAAAGAGATGAGCAGCCTGCTCGACGCTTTCAAAGACGTGAGCATCGAGAACGATAACTTCTGGAGAGTAGAGGACGCTATCGAGCGCGAGAACCGCAACAACAGCTTCGCGTACGGCAAGGTAATTCGTGACCAAGCGATAACCCTGCACCAGAGCCTTGTTGACCTGATCCTTGAGTTCGAGGCTGGCACGCGCTACGAGGTTGATGGTGTTGAGATTAAAACGGCTGAAGAGCTGGTGAACAAGAAGCTCAGGCGCGTCCTGAGCGAACAGTATCGCAGGTTCTTTGGCTACACGTTCAGCAACAGCGACATCAGCACGGCTGACCAGAGGTTCATCACTACGCTGCGCGAGATACTGGGCGACAGCGAGTACGACGGCCAGCTGAAGCGCATCAAGACAGAAGAGGTGGCGTGATGAGTCAACAAACGGAACTGGGGCTTTACACCGACGCTGATACTGAAACTATCCGGTTTGAGCTGAATGGATGTAAGTACCAAATTAAACGCGACACGTCGCGTCAGCCCCTGATGCCGCAGTGGTACGTGCAGCGCATGTCCGATCTGCGAACAACTAAACGCTACTACTCGTGGCCAGACGGAGCGTTCTCCGCAGTGTTCTGGGGCCGGTGTGGCTGGGAAGACTAAACGAGGAAACGATCATGATGACAAAAGAGACGGTGCTGTCCGGGGCTAACCACCCCGGCACAGAGTTGGAGATTCTTGAAACTCCAGCTGGAGCCTTTTATCTCGGCTTCCGTGATGAGGACGGACTGCCATATTCGCGGGAGTCTGTTTACTTTGGTGACCGGGCTTCAGCGTTTCAGGTTTTAGAGTACATGAGGTCATGAAAATCATGTTCACTAAAATCATGTTCACTAAAGAGGATTTAACCATGAACAGCAAATATAAAATTGTACTGCTTCCTATCGAGGTTCCCGAGGGGCCGTACTGCTGGAAGGGCGACACGCCCTGCGAGTACTTCGATAACTACGGTGGCCATGGCCGCTGCACGATACCGGGAATGTATGTGCGTGAAGAATCGAAAGGGTCTTGGAACATTCTCAAAGACCCGAAATGTGCATCAGCAGAAGGAAAACAGTTATGAGTCACAAAGAGAAAATCGCTGAGGGTCGTGACAACAGTCAGCGCTTGCATCGAACCATGACCAGTTATGGTCTGAGCAGGCGCTGGGTTGCCAAAGCGCTCAAGGTGCGTCTGTCAACGGTAACGCGATGGTTACAGCCAGAGAACAGCCCTTCTTATCGAGCAATGTCTGACTCGTATTTGAAGCTGCTGGAGTATGCGATCAACGACCCCGAGAACGGTCAGCTGTACCGCAACCCACCCGATCCAGAGGGGGAGCTACCACCACGACCTTAACAGTAAGTGTGAATTTTTTATCATTAGGTGTTGACTTCCTTTGGAACATCACCGATACTTAACGAACTGAACCGCTGGGCTGTCTGGCGGTAATTTGGAGAAAAACAATGAAACGTGGAATGACACTCGAAAGCCTTCTCACCACCGTGGTCGAGCAACGCAAGACGAAGCGTGACTTCGTAGCCAATACCAAGGAATCCATTGCCATGGTTGACGCTGCCGACATGCCCAATCAGGTTGCTATAGTGCTGCGCAAGGAAGGTTCAGCTGAGTTGGAACGGTTCTCAATTACTGAGAACTGCCACCGTCAAATCGCTGGTCGGCTTCAGATTCCTTGGAAGTATTACGACCGACTGCTGGCCGATCACCGTGACTTGGTGATCTCTCAGGTCAACGCCCTGTTTGAGCGTGAACCCCAAACACGCTTGCTGCGCACTCTGGATGGCAAGGCTCGCGCCTTCCTGTCTGACCGCTACAAGGTGCTGGACAACGATCAGGTTCTGGAGCAGGTTTTGCCGCCGATAGTCCATGGCGACATCCAGTCCCAGCTGCTGTCCTCGAACATCACTGAGAACAAGATGTTCATGAAGGTCTTGTTCACTGACGACTCGCTGGCACAAGAGATCGGTACAACTCGTAATGGCACCCCTGACATCGTACGTCCGGGTGCTATCGTTGAGAACTCCGAGACTGGCCTTGGATCAATGACGACGAAGGGTTTCTTCTACCGCGACTTTTGCCTTAACGGCTGCGTATTCGGTATGACGGAAATCTTCAGCACGAAGCGCATTCACCTCGGTGGTAAGTTGGTTGCCAACGGTGAGTTCGAGGTTTTCTCGGACGAGACCAAGCGTAAGCAAAACGAGCTGATCATCGCTGAGGTCACTGACACCATGACCGCGCTGACAAACCCTGAGAACGTCCAGAAGATGGGCGATGCCTTGCGAGCCACCAAAGAGGGCACACAGGTGAAGAACGCCTTCGCTGCCGTCGATCAGCTGGCCAAGGAAGTTCCGGTTCGTGACTCTGAGAAAGAGTCGATCATCGAGAACCTGTTGTCTGATGGCGACATGACTCGTTGGGGCATGTTGAACGCTGTCACCAAGGTTGCCAACACGGATGCCGTCGATTACGAACGCGCCTGCGAGTTGGAGAACATCGGTGGCCAGCTGCTGGACATGCAGATGAGCCAGTGGAACCGCATAGCCGTCGCAGAAGCGGCATAACCTAACGGGGTGCCTAGAGTTGGCTTAAATGAGGCTCTGTGACAAAGCTGCAACCTCAGCCCTTTTTTTTAACTGGAGAAAAACAATGTCAAAAGACCCACATCAATACGCAGCAAAGCTACTTGATCGGCTCATAAACCTTGATCAACAGGTCCATGGAGCCTTCTACGAGATGGGGCAGATTCTCTCTGCCATCGCTCACGGCAAGCTGCACGATATCCTTGGCTACGAATCGACAGGTCATCTGATTGACGAAGAGCTGTCGTTCTCGAAGTCTCAGGGCTACCGATACCTGCATACCTTCAGGCACTTCAAGCGGCTCGGATATAACAAGACAGAGGCGCTGGACCTGATCAACGATTTCAGCTTCACGCACATGGCGAAGTATCTGCCCACCGCTGACCAGAAGGTTGGCAAACGGGCTATCAGCAACGCCATCGCGAAGCAGATCGAGCAGGGCAGGCAGATCAACTTCCAGCTGAAGCAGAAGGACCTTGAGCTGCTGAAGAGGGTTCTAATCTCTCTGGGTGCAGAAGACCGTGAAGGCAGGCTAATGAACAGCTCCGAGGCGCTAATGGCGCTTGCTCGGGAGTTCGACCGCAGGCCAAAACTGAAAGCTGTAAGCTGAAAAAAGGGGGGCAGCGTTTGCTGCCCCCTAATCAGTAGGTTTTGAAGAATAACAATGAATGGCATTGGCCAGACCCACTGACTATCTCACAATCTCCACCCGGACACCATACTCTGCTTCAACCATGGCTCGCCTGAGCCGGGAAGCGTTAGTATCCATCCCCTTCACGTCCTCAACGTGCTTCTTGCCTCTATCATCAATGAACTCGAAGTCAGCCTTGTAGCTGGCCCTGCGACCGTTCGGATAGCGCTCAGATCGAATCAGGACATCCCTGCCACCACACTTCAGCCAGAACTTTGGCTGTAGTTTCAGGTCACTGATCTTGCCGCCCTTCTCCAGCGCTTTCAGCTCGCAATAGCGTTCGTATTCTCTTATTGAGTCGAAGGTGTGTCCGTCGAACTTGACCTTTTTGTTGTAGTACTTGGCTGGCTTTTTCTGTGCTGCTCTTCCCACCTCACTGCCTCCGCAAAAATGTTGTATGGCAGCTGGTTGTTCACCCAGATGAGGTGGTCCCATTGCCTGCCGAAATCCTTTTCCCAGCTCTCAACCCCATACCCGGAATCGATGCCAGAGTTTCCAGTATGGTACACGGCATTGAGTGGTATCTGTAGGAACGGGTTCTGTTTCTGCCCTACACCTACGTGCCAGCCCATGTCTTTCATGGACCCACCGTGGCAATGGTGCAGCGTGACAAACGGGCTGCGCGAGACGGCACACCGCAGCTGTCTCAAATACTTCTCGTGCTTACTAACCGACACCATCCATCTTAACTCGCACGAACTCCCCAATCGGAATATGGTAGCACTGCTCGATGTCTTTTTTGTCGTTTCGGTCACGCCTTCCACCTTCAGCGACCCACCAGTTTGCGGTTGACCCCTCGTCCAGTTGTCGCCACCAGACTCCATCACCCTCCCACCGAACGATAAGAAACACCGGCAACGGGTGCCAACGCTCTATCAGGCCATCTACCTTAGCTTTGCTAATCATGTAGGTTGTGTAATCGCTCCTGCTGCACGTCCTGCACTTGATCTCACCAATCGCCACACGCTCGCCACTGCGCCAGAACGATACATCTGGTGAGTAATCATCTATCTCCTTCACCTTCTTGTACGTGCAGTTCATATTCAAACAAAAGATTTTTGCCACACCGTCCTCATTAGTGCGGTCGCCTTTTGTCTCATACCTTGGCATCAGTATTCACCCTGCCACATCAGGAACGGTCGCCTGACCTCGTTGTGAAAGCGCTCTGCCAGCCTCTCATCTTTGTCCAGCTCAGACCGAGACTGGATGTCCAGATAACAATACAGCCACAGCCTTGCCGTGTCTTCGTCGTAGTCGCCGGGAGCCTGTGGGTTGATCTCCCCAAGGTAACACCAGAACCCCTCGTTCTTACACAGCATCGCGGCGGCGTAGCTGGGGCGCTCTGAGGGCCGCGTACTCTGCTTCTCGACCCGATCCCTCACCTTCTGATCAATAATCTCTTCGTCGTCGTCCAGCTCCACCAGAGAGATGATCAGAGGCTGTTTACGACCGATGCCATCGAACGGATGGCCCAGCAGGTCACCACATAGCCAGAACTTCGCTGTGTGGCCGTTGGTCTGGCTGTCATTCCACCCGGCCAGCATCACCTCGTCTTCGTACAGCAGGTGCATGAGCGCGTCCTTCGCGTACGTCTGGCACACCATCATAAAGCGTGTCCCGGCTCTGCCCTTACGGCGCTTCGTGAACGCATGGAACGGGTTGCGCCTGTCCTCTGCGTCCTTGTCCATGGGCAGCTTGAAGGTCACGGTGCTGCCGTTCTCGTCGTTCCAGTCTGCTCTGGCCATGGTGACCTTGCCTGTCCATGCAATGCTCACTGCTTCAGCTCCTTCAGTGCTTTCTTGTCGCTCTTTTTAATCCACAAGCGCACAATATCCTTCGCTATTCTGTAGTCCTTCATTTCGCGCACGTGATCGCCAAGCGAGCCTTCGTCTTCGTACATCCCTTCACCCATCCATGGGTCCCAGTCGTCACCATCACGTCCATTACAGACAACCAGCAGAATTGCCAGACGGTCAGCCAGCATCCTGATCCTAGTGTCAGCTACCAGCTGCACTCTGTCCTGTGTTTCGTTTTTCATTGTTAATCTTCTCCATTTTTTTTGCATACGCTATGTTGCGATGCCTGATGTATGCCTTCACCTCACCGTTCGGCTCCGAGGCTGGCATATCTTTATAGTAGTTCGGCCACACTTTGAATTTTGATTTGAATGTGTGCGCAACCCAACCTTCCTTCTTTCCGTTTAGCTCCGCGTATCCCTTCAGCATCGAGAACCAGTGCCGCTTCTCGTCCGTTGTCCAAACCTTCTTCTTTGCTGTTTTGCGTTTCTCTGCCCTGACCTCCATCAAGTCGCCTGAGCGAGACTCCACGTACTTGCCGTACTTCTCTGGGGTGTGCCCACAATGAGGACATACCAGTTGTCCGGTATAAACCGTCGCGCACTTCACGCATGTGATAGGCTTTCTTTCATCGAAGTCTTTTTGTCGGTCTGCTTTCGACGTGTGTAACGCCTTGCCCTCTTCGAGAACCCAGTCATGCTCATCTTGGATGAAGCCGTGTTCGTAGACGTTACCGCTATGGTCGAGGATGAAGCAGTCTTTCTTGTTGTCGGCTACTCGCAGGGTACGGCCACCCATCTGGAGATACAGGCCAAGATTCTTCGTAGGCCGCGCCAGAATATTACAGCTCAAACTCGGCTCATCGAAGCCCTCGGTAAAGACCGCATAATTGCAGACAACCTGTATATTGCCTACCTTCAGGTCGGCTATGATTTGCTTTCGATCTTCCAGCGACGTGTCTCCATCTACGTGCGCTGCTTTAGCCCCTGCCTTGGCGAACTCGTCGCGCAAGTGAATCGAATGTTTGACCCCAGAGGCAAATACTATAGTTGGCCTGTCATGAGCAAGCCGATGCCAGTGTTCAACGATACCACCGACCAATGAGCGCTTATCCATTGCGCGTTCGAGTTCCCTTGGGTCGTAGTCTCCACCCTTCACTTTCACGCCAGTCAGGTCGGTTATGTTTGGCGCAAACGTGACCGGCTCGCAGAGGTAGTCATGCTCGATCATCCAAGCAATGCTCGGCCCCTTAACCATGTAATCGTACACGTGACCCAGACCTTTGCCGTCTCCACGGATGGGTGTAGCCGTCAATCCAATGACGACATCTTCACCGTAGTGGTTGATCAGAGTGATGTAAGTCGGTGCAAGACTGCGGTGAGCCTCATCAACGATAATTATGTCCGAGTTGGGAAGGGGCAGCTTTTCCGTTGTGATACATCTGGCACGGATAGTGTCGATACTGGCCACCTGACAATCCGCTGCGCCGTATGGGTATTCACCGGCCATAAGAATGCCGTGGTCAACACCGAAATTAACCAGCTTGTCGGCACACTGGTAGATAAGCTCGCGGCGATGGGCGAGAAACATCGAACGACGCATCTTCTCCGCAGCAAGTTTTACGATCTGAGCTGCGATGACTGTCTTGCCACCCCCGGTCGGAACCACCACGAGTATCTTGCGATACCCCATGCCGATGGCTGACCTCACCTGATTGATGATGTCCCACTGCCAGTCCCATGGTGTGATCATTTCAGAAAGCCTTGTTCGCGCTGACGGCGAATCTTCTCTTGCATGTAGGCTTTCTTTCCGGCTGGTGTGCGCCGGTATTTATTCACGCTGCGCACGAAAGACCGGTATCCCTTCATCTCGACCAGACCCCTCTTGACCAGACGGCGAGCGGTGCCGCTGTGATGGCTCGCATCCCACGCACCGAAGTCCATTGGCTTTAGCCACTCAGTATCTGAGAGCTGCCATAGTACCTCGAACTGATTGTCTGTTAGTTGCTGCAAGCGTATCTCCCGCGCACGTGGCCTTCCCACCCCAGCGTGGCGCAAAGCGACGACTTACGGTTTAGGTCTCCCACCTGTTCTCCCCACCGTATGGTCGTGGTCACCGGACGCGAGTTCAGGATGTGAGTTGCGGTCACGCCTGCATCCAACACCGACTGGTGGAGATGCTTGACTTGTTTAGACAGGGCAGTGTGGTAGGATTGCCTTGTCTGATGTTTCGCCGGTCAAGCATCAACATCAGATTTGAAGCCCCACTTGCGTCTCTGCGGTGGGGCTTCGTTATTTATACTACTTGTCGAATATCTCTTCAACCGTCATTGGGTAATCATTGCGCTTTGCGTACTCGACTATCTTCAGCGCAGCTGGCCCACGCGGCTTCGACTTCCCTTCGGTCTCCCAAACCCTGAGCGTGTCCACGTTCACACCCAATAGCTCAGCAAACTCGTGCCTGTCCATCCGTAACTCTTCACGAAAACGACGTATTGTGTTGGGGTGCGGTGGCTTTGCGTCTGGTCGTAAACTCGGGCCGTAGGGGTCTGCCATCACAGTTGCTCTCTCTTATTTCTGTTTATCGGTGAGGGATGAAACTTTACCACTGAGTGTTGACTTTTACCAGCTCTCAGGCATACTACTCTGACGAACCGTACTGGCTGTCAGTACGCAATAATCAGGAGAGAACTATGGCACTCACGCCAGAGCAGCTTGAACAGCGACGATCAGGTATTGGTGGGTCAGATGCAGCCACCGTGCTGGGACTCAACCCATTCACCACGGCCTACGAGCTTTACCTTGACAAGATTGGTGAAGCGCCACCCGAAGACGAAGATTTTTTGAAAGAGTCTCGCTACTGGGGCAGCGTTCTCGAAGAGCCAGTATGCAATCGTTACGCTGAAGAGTTCGACTACAAGATTCAGCGAGCCAACCAACTCATCCGCTCCAAAGAACACCCATTCATGATAGCCAACATCGACCGAAAGGTCGTTGGCCTGAAGCAATTGCGCATAGGGTTTGAAGCTAAAACCGCAGCTCGTCCTGATGGCTGGGGCGAGTCAGGCAGCGCAGAAATACCACCGTATATCATGCTCCAGTGTCAGCACTATCTGGCTGTCACCGGCTACGACTTCTGGGACTTGGCGGTGTTGATTGGCAATAGGGATTTCCGTACTTACAGGATTGCCCCGATTCATGACATGATCGATGAGCTGGTCGCAGCTGAGCAAGAATTCTGGGACCGCGTTGAAAACCGTGTCGCTCCAGAACCTCAGTGGCAATCAGCAGCAACGACACGCCTGATAAAGAACCTCTACCCCGGCACCAACGGTCAGGTAGTAGAGCTACCTACTGTTGCGCAAACATATCAGGACGTACTGAAAGATGCTCAAGAACAAGCGAAACTATTCAACGGTGTTATCGACGGCTGCAAGAACCGCATCGCTATGCTCATGGGAGAAGCCGCAGTCGGAATCCTCCCAGATGGATCGGCCTACACCCGCAAAGAACAAAAGCGTAAGGCTTTCGAGGTTCCAGAGACCACCTTCATTGCTACCAGACACACCACAAAGCTCCCAGTGGCTGCGACCAAAGCAATCGAAGAAGGGACCTTAATCAAGATCGAGAACAACTCGTGAGCAGGTTCCCGGTAACGATTAACGACGACGGCACGGTGCAGTGGCACGGCGTTGATACCGGCAAGACCAAGGTGCTGGCTATGAGTTCAGACCCAAAGCTGATCGCCCTGCATATAGCTGGGCACAGCTTCTGGTCCGGGCGATGCCAGCATTACGCAAACGCGGAGATCGTGGTGCATAAGTATGAAGATGGGCCAAACCCTCGCAAGATATTTTTAGTTGAGCTGTTCGGCGTAATGAGCTGGCCAGCACGAGGCGACAAGTGGACACCAAAGCATGGAGAAGAACTATGAATGCTACACAAAGAATCGAAGACATCACCAAGCGTATCGCAGCAACCAGTGACCTGAAGAAACTGGAGCGCCTGTGCGGAGAACTCAAGGCCGCATGTCATCAGCTTGAAGGTGAGATAAAGAAATGACTACCAACAAAACATGTAAGGCGAAAGCCAGCGCAACCGGCAAGCAGTGCAAGCGCAAGCCCGTTAAAGAGGGCTACTGCAAACAGCACTATGAACAGCTGCATCCGCAGACTAAAGAGCAGACGATTGTTGAGGCGGCGGCTGAGGCGGCGGCTGATGATTCCACAGAGAACTATCCGCTCGACACGACCGAGGCCACCAGCGGTGGTGACGTGTATCAGGTTGACCTGACTGCACACTCACCGGAGTTCCAGAAGTTCGAGATCGCCAAGCGCATCGCACACACGCTGGCCAACTCAAACCTCGTACCCGATGCCTACCGTGGTCGAGCCAACGATTGTTTCGTAGCGATCAATATGGGTGCAGAGATCGGCCTTGAGCCGTTCTCAGCTATCCAGAGCATCGCTGTGATTGACGGAAAGCCCTGCCTGTATGGCGACGGTATGATTGGTGTTGTTCGCGCATCCCCCCTATGCGAATGGATCAAAGAGACGCTCTCCGATGATGGTAAAACTGCAACGTGTGAGACCAAGCGCAAAGGCGAACCTCACACCGTGACGGCGACGTACTCTATGTCCGACGCGATGCAGGCAGGCATTGATTCCAAGTTCAACTGGAAGAAACACCCGAAGCGGATGCTACAGATGCGAGCGCGGTCGTACTGCTTACGTGACGCATATCCCGATCTGCTGAAGGGTCTGGGTGTCGTGGAAGAGATGGTGGACCACGAGGATACACCGCCACCAGTGAACAACTACGAGCTGCCTACGCCCCCACCACAAGCGCTGCCAGAAGGCGGCAAGGAAGAGCAGGTCACGCTGGCCATGGTAGAACGTGCAATGCACCAGTCCGACTCTATGGAAGAACTGCTGAAGGCTGCTGAGATGGCTAAGCAGCTTGGCCAGATGGATCAGGGCACGGCTCGCATCACCTACTCGAAGATGCGCAAGGTACTGCTTGAGGATGCGTCATGACTGGGAACTTTGAAGTACTCACAGATGAGCAAATGAGAATCTTCAAATCATGCAGTGACGAAATCACTCGGCTGCGCAAGCTGGTACTCATGGGCAAGCGCGTTGTCGATGACTTCCTGCCAAACATTGGCAACTGCGCCCTGCAAAACTATGGCGAGCTGAATGAGTTCATGATCCTCGCTGGTCAGGAAGAGGAAAAGACAACGGAGATTGGACATGAAGGTCCGACTAAAACGAAAGATTAAGTGCTTCTTTGGGCTTCATGCCCCGGACACGATCTACACGCAGGGCGACCACCTTGTGCAACGGTGCCTGTACTGCGACAAGATCGTGGTCCGGGTTGAAAATAAACAACGAAAGATTCGGAGAATCCAGTAATGAGAGGCATCAACAAAGTTATTCTGATTGGCAATCTGGGCCAAGACCCAGACATGAAATACATGCCAGACGGCACAGCGCTCTGCACGTTTTCTGTAGCGTGTAATGAGAGCTGGAAAGACAAATCTACCGGGGAGATGAAAGAGCGAACCGAGTGGGTGAACGTCGATGTCTGGGGTAATAACGCTGAAGCCTGCGGCAAGTTTCTTAGCAAGGGCAAGTCATGCTATGTCGAAGGCAGCTTGCGCACGGACAAGTGGCAGGACAAAGAAGGCAACGACCGTTACACGACCAAGGTAAAAGCCAACACCGTCATGTTCCTTGGTGGCGGGAAAGGTCAGGGTCAAGAGCCAAACCAGCCGACACCCAAGAGGGACGAGCCTCAGCCAGACTTTGACGACGACATTCCATTCTAGGGCATCACACCGGGTGATAATAAATTACCACTCAGTGTGAAAAGTGTGTTATAATGTCTTCATCCCAAAGGGATTTTTTCTTGGAGAAGACAATGGAATTTCAGCTAAAATCATACAAAACAGAGCATGGCATCAAGACCGTTTTGGTTGGAGAACCGGGACGTAAGCTGCTACCGATATTGATGATGGACAACGGGCTGGTGCTGAGGAAGGTGCCAAAGACAGAAGAGCGCTACTTGTCTGAAGTTGTCGAAGACAAGAAGCGCCGCAGCCTAATGCCAGTCCTTAATCAGTTTGCCTCATACGGCAAGCGCAATGGATCGAGCAAAGCCGCGAAACAATTCATCAGGCAGTGCCGGTCATAACAATAGCCAACAAAGGTGCTGTATGGCTGACTTCATTCACATGAGCAATATCATTCAGGGCGAAGTGATCCGCATCAGGGAGCGCCGCCCTCTTGACCAGCAATACGACGATCTGAGCGCTCTTGAGTCTTTCCTGAGAGATCAGGCACAAGCTGTACTGCTGGAAAAGATCAGGGTCAAAGACCTCACACGAGATACCTGATCACTTGACACTGGTAAAACTTTCACACACAGTGTGAATATGAACACGCGGTATGTGAAAACTTTAGCTGCAACTGAGAAGGTCGTGCATGTCGCGTACCGGTGCGGGTGTGTGTGTACGTTTCACGTGGAACGAAATCACATGCCACGAACACAGTGCGCTACTCATGGGGATGGTCAAGCCAGCTTCACTGAGGAATATCAGCGTCGGCCTGTGGCTGCGTAAGTTCTTTTGACTTCGCCCTATCAGCGTTCGCAGTATCCAAGCTGTCGAACAGGGCGAAAACCAAGTCAAACACGTCATCCACGGTAAATTGATCTGGCAATGCGGGTGGGTATGGAAGGGGGTTTGTCAGTGTTTCAGGGAGAGGCTTAGTCACCTCAACCTGCTCAACTACCGTCTGTGTCTTCGTTATTACTCTCACCTCTGGACCGCTGCCGCAGCTGGTCAGCAGTATTAGGACAGAAACGGTGGACATCCAGAGCAGCAAGCTCAGCGCAGTCCTGATTATCAGCTTGTTCATCATCTCGTATTTCCCGTAGTCGGTCAGCCTCTGCACGTGCCCTCAGCAGCTCCTGCTCACGCTCAGTCAGGATTCTCTCACGCTCTGCGGCATCCGCTCGCCTTTCTTCTACCATCGTCGCTATGCGGCTCTCAAGAGCTGTGATGGTGTCTGCGTTGGAGCTATTGGCATCGACACACTCCAGCGTCTCAGATGCCTGCCTCTCCAGCTTAACCTCAAGCTCTCCGTTGCGCTCCAGCGCCCCCTTGAGCATCAGGCCCAGCACGGCGATGATTGCTGCACCGCCACCAAGGATATATGGATTCATTCGTCGTGTAACTCCAGCTGCTTTCTCAGTGCGGCCAGCTCGCGCTCAACCGCCGACAAACGACTGTCGATATTCGACAGCTTCAATCGATCTGCCTGACGAGTCTGGCGCATAAAGCTGATCTCAGCTTTCAGCTCAGCAATAGCAACAGCCGTCTGCTGCGTAGTGCTGCCAACCCAGACCAATAATGCGGTCACAAGCAAGGCCAGCACAGTTTGCGTGTGGCGCTCCCATGTTACCTTGTCCCTACCATCTGTCACTTACCACCGTCCTTGTCAGGCTGCCCCCAGTAGCTCTCGACCAGCTCTTTCAGAACCTTCGTTAATATACCAAGGATGATCGCCGGGAATCCTGCAATCGCCCCTGCTGCGACTGAGCCAACAATTGGGTCCTGCGGCAGCACATTCCAATCAAACGCAATGAACCACGTCACTACGAACTTCCACGCATAAATGAAGAACGTGAAATACGTCACCAGAACAATACGCGGCACCACGCGGTACGCATTGATCATCTCCGCGTAGAAGCGACAGCGCTGCTCGTTCATTGAAACGGCCCCTTGTACTCGAAGTGGGGCAGGTCATCGAAGTTCTGGTCATCGAGGATGATCTGGTCCTCATCCCAGTTACCGCCCCAGCGGATGTCGAAGCCAAGCGTGCGACCGATACCGATCACCAGCCCAGCCATGTAGATGAAACGCTTCGCGTCGTTCCAGTCAATCGGGTAAGGCGCTACGTCTACCGCAGTGGATAGCCAGTCTTCCATCTCGTTACCAGCACGATCATGCGGTGGGTTGTGCTTCGACTCACCCGGCCCGACCTTCGTCTTGCCCTGCCGTAGCAGCTCAGCCTGACGCTCCCATGAGCGGCGACCTTCGAGGATCGAGATATCGAACTCCTTGACCACGATCTCCATGACCTTCACCAGCTCAGGACATACAGTGTCCAGCTGCGCTCGTGAGTCTGTTCCAAATGACGGCATTAGGCTTGCTCCCTCGGTTTATAGTTTGCTGCCTTGGATAAACGATCCAGTTGAGCCGGTGACAGATTATTCACGCCAGCCAACAGCTCGCTCGTCTGCGGTGCCCTTACGCGCAGCTCTTCATTAGCCTCTGGCGATGTCGAGTTGTAGTTATCAATCAACGTATCGATATTGTTCGATTGAGGCTTGTCGTCTTTGTTCGCGGCTGGCCTGTTCTCATAGGCTTCCTTAAATATCTCGTTCTTGTCCAGCTGCAACTCGTCAAGCTCTTTGCGCTTTTGCTTCCGATTCTTATCGGGGTCCATGCGAACTTCTCTAATCTCCTTGTTGATGCCAGAGATTTCACGCTTGTAAGACTCAAGCTCTTTTGCACGATCAACGTAATCGCCGTAGTACTCTTCCAATTCATCAAACCGTGGATCATCTTCACCACGTTTTGCCTTGTTCATCGAGCCAAGAATCTCAACAGCGGTATTCGCCTCGCGATAGAACTCTTCCTCGTAGCGGGTACGTCGCGGCCTGTCACCACGGTAGATGCGGCCCAGTACCGGAAGATCGGATAAATCCCAATCAGGCGCAACCGGATAGTCCATAAGGTGGCGCATACCAACGTCTGAGATATTCAAAAGCATCCGTCCTATCGTTCCGGTGTAGCCGTTCCACGCATGTTCCAGCTGCTTCGGTGACTTGATGTCTCCGTACCACTTGGTATTAACGCCCTCGGGGAAGAGTGCAGACAGCGCCCGCATCGTTTCACTGGTGTAGACCGAATGACGATCTTCCGGCAGCATGTTCCGTTCATACGGAGACTCGATGCTGCGCTTGCGGAAGAAGTCGTAGTTCGCTGCGATCTCTATTGCAGGCTTTGCAATCTGAGGTATTGGGTTCATGTTGAATGTCTCCAACATCATGTGCCCAAGCCTGCGCATCAGGAACTTGCCAGCGTCTGTCTCATCGCTATAGATCGCTTCCATGATCCGCTCTGGCAGCGTATTGAAGATGGCACCCACCTCGAATCCCTTCGGCAAACGGAAGTGCTGATCGCCTATCCACCAGTGGAAGTATGCGTCTTTGTCCCAGTCTTCCAGCTCATCGTAACGCGGGTCGTCGCGGTAACGCAGCCACAGCGCTATACCTGCGACACCAATCAACATACCCTTCGCAAAGAATGCTTTGGGGTTCTCCGCAGCACCTCGACCAAGCCTGTGCAGGCCCTGCAATCGAGCGCCCATAAACGGTACTGTCTGAATCAACAGCTGGATTGCTGCCGAATCACCGCTCATCGAAAAGTCCATGATGTCTTTGGCTTCGTAAAGCGCTTCCAAGTCTGACTTGCCAGCAGCCTTCGCTGCCTGATAAATAGCAATGCGGTTAGCGTTCTCTGTTGCAGACCCAAGCCGCTTCCATGCGTTGAGCATCTTGCGCGGCGTATTCAAAAGCGTCTTCTGGAAACCCGCATCTTTCATCTTCGACTGGATGTACTTATGCGTTGACTTCGGGTCGCCCTGATTGATCAGGCCAGACTCAAATGCTGCGCCAGACGCAACCATTGCCTTGTACGTGTCACCCTCAGTAATTGCTTCCTTGAACCCTTTCACACCACTCACCATCGGGACGAAATGGTCTCGGCTCAGAACGTACGCTGACATGGAGTCACGAATGTAGTTCGCCAGCATGAAGCCGGGATCGAGGGTAATGGATGCCGTCAAGAAACGCTTGCTGAAGCGAGCTGGTTTCATTATGGGGTTTAGCCAAGCCCCGAAGGCTTCCATATTGACAGCAGCCAACGACCTAAATAGCAGCTCATCTTCTGTGCGGTAATACTCTTTCTTGCCGTCACGGAGTATCGAGATAACGCCAGCACCCACATCCGGCACCGCCGAGAACATGGTTTGCAAACCAAGCTGAACCTGTTCCTCAAGGTCGTCCAGATTCATCTCGTTTCGAGCCAGCACCCTCCTGATGTCTTCCATATCGACAGGTGGCTGATTGATCTTCTCTTGCCGCATCAGGCCAGTCGGCACCAGCGTATCAACCACATTCCTTGCGGCGTTGTTCTTTATCGACGCATCCATCAAGTTGGTAGCATTTATAAAAATGTTATGAACCAAGTCGCCAACATTCTGGGTGCCACCCTTGAGGTGCTTAGCAGCAGGCGAGTTCTGGTTTGCAACACCGTTTGTTTTTGCGAGCGGCCCCACAAGACGGTCATCAGCGATACGATAAAACGGAATGTAGTCGGCCTCTTCCCATAGCGGTCGTGTTTCTGGGTTGATAACGCCAGCTTCTTCTGCGAAGTCCAACATCTTTTTGTTGAAGTCAGCATAGTCTTCAGCAACCTGTTGGAACGATGGGAAGTCATCGCCAAACTTTATTAGCTCTTTAATATCAGCGGGAGTGAAGTTGCGCTCACGCCCAGCATTGATCAGCCGTTTGATGGCTGTGTTCACATTAACTGGAAGGCCGTTCGCAGGTTCACGTTCCTCTGCAATCTGTGCTTCGGTTTTTCGTAACGAGTCCTTGGCAAGCTGGTCCTCGAAAGCCTCTTCGGCCTGCATCTTCGAGAGGCCCTCGGACTTCATTCGGCTTTTAACCCATTCTTTTCTTGTGTTCCATGAGGCACCAACCAGAGACTCTTCTGTCTCAGCAAACTGATCCACCTTGGTGGCATCAGCCAACAGGTTGAATAGACGCTCATTAGCATCAGCGCCCGGATAGTCACCAGCAGCACGATCCAAGATCGCCTTGTCATTTGCCCCAAGTTTCTCGTAGCCCTCCATCAAAAGACGCTTTGCTCGAACACCGGCCATGTACCCGGCCCAGTAGTCAACATGATCAGCAACAGGCTCAAGAATCTTCAGTAGACCACGGCCCTCATTAGTAACGACACCGTTACTCCACACCGGATGACCGTACTCAAACACCCCTTTCATAATGGCATCGAGACCGGTGGTCAGCCGCATCAGCTTGTAGCCTTCGCTTGACGAGCCTGTCATATTCAGCGCATACAGAACTCCGTAGAATCTATCGAAGATGCTAATGTTCATGCTGGCTTTCCATGTTCTGCGCCAGTCATTGAACCTATCCAAGAGACTTGGCTCTTTCGCGCCGATCTTCGACAGTGCGCTCTTCAGCTGCTTGTTGCTATTGACCTGATACTTGACACCAAGGAAGGGGTTTTGTGGGCGAGAGTGGGCCTTGCGAATCTCGTCATTAAGCGTGATTTGCATTACCTTGACACGGCCATCGGTATCGGTTGACTGCGCTTCGAGCCAAGATCGAAGGTGAGTCTCTGCTCTCTCGCGACTTGAAAACACCGTTGGTATGACAACACCGTTGTCTGAGTTCACAATGAACCCATAGTTTTCACCAGTGATCTCATCTATCTTGATGTTTGGGTATTGATCGGTAACGGTCGCTGGAACGGTGTACGTTATCCTGCCACCACCGGCATACATGACATCAAGCTCTTTTGTCTTTGTGACCTTTGCCCAGCCCTCTTCTATTTTTAGGCCAAACCGTTTCAGGTAACCATTCATTCGCGCCGGAAGCACCATGTCATAGTTGGCCCTGCCGCCCTCGTAGCTTGGGCGAGCAAAGGTGTGCTGGTAATGGCTTGGAGAGGCATGGTCATATCTATACGCTGGGCTTCCTGCGTAATAGGTCTTGTTAAACTGGATTGGCCCACCAACGTCCTCTGCGGTAACGGTGCCGCTTGGCGTTGATTCACCCCCCAGCGTTTTATCACCGTCGTATATTTTTTGCCTGACCTTGTTTGCCTCTTCCTCACTGGCGGCTATCTCAAGGATATTCCCTTCCGTGTCATGAACCAGCCAGCTTTCAAGTAGCTGCTGCTGGTTGCCAGACCACTTGGTCTTGGAGATGAGTAGCGTTTTATTGCTTGCGGCCTGACCCGAGGTGCGCAGCTTGGTTGCTATAGCCTCAGCTACATCGCGGCCAACCTGTCGCGCCAAAGAGGGAGAAAAGTAACCCTCATTCTCATTCTCGATTACATCTGGCATGTTGCGATCAGGGTTGAGTGGCAGCAACCTGTCTTCAGTTATATCAATCCAAAGTGGGTCTTGAAACGTGTCGGCCTTCATAATTATGATGTCGCGCTTTTGGCCACGAATACTTTTTTGAACCAGCTCAAACTTCGCTTCATTGGCTGAGTGAACAAAGTACGCAGAGTTTGATGCGGTACGTCCATACCCACCGCGAGAGCCTGACTCAGAACCCGGTGCCAAATGAATACGCGCATAACCGTTCCGAACGGCCTCTGTGATTGCCCACAGCATCTGTGCTGTGCGCCACTGCTCGTTTTTCTCTATCAGGTGCTGTTTCTGATAACCGCTTCGTTTATGTGAGTCAATGATGCGCAGGAAGGCGGCTTCCATGTCGTCAAACTCACCGGACTGCATGATCGCATCAATGCCATCAAGCGCAGCATCGAACTTCTTGGAATCTTCGGCAACGCCTCTTTTCTTTCTTTCTTCCAGCTCGTCCAGCTCTTTTTGAATCTCCTTACTCGCATCACGTGTAATTCCAAAGCTGCGATTATCTGGGAAGACCTCACCAGCGGCTGAGTCAACATCATAATGACTGCCATAGTAATCATAGAGGTAAGCACCAAAGCCGGTGGTCATCCTCGACCAGCTAAAAACATACAGAGCTTGTCCGTAGTCGCCAGTATCTTCATCAAGAACCTCGTACCAACGCCACCTTGAGCCAAGTTTTTCTTTCACTATTGCCATTGGGCGATAGTCATTCGGCAGACCATCGCTGCCGAAATTTATTGGAACCCTGAAAGTAAAGACTCCGGGTGATGAGTCATTCCACGATTCGGCATAGCGCTCATACCACTGCGGTGTTGGTGTGTCTTCGCTACCACCTTCCTCTTCGTATGATCGCTTTTCAGCAGGCGTAGAGTTTGCCCATATATCAGCCCAGTCACGCTTCACATATTCTGCAAAGCTCTCAACCCCGTACTTCTCCATAACAGCCAGAGATTCCGCAACAGATAAGCCATTGGCTCGTTCATCATTCTTATGCTGGAACGGCTCATTCGGGTCGTCGGATACACGAAGATGCGCTGCCTGTATATTTAGTTCGTTACGCCAAACTGACATCCGGTCGCGCTCATAACTGAAGCGCTGACTAAGCTGCTCTCTTTTCTGGACAATCTTGTTTTCGACCTCCTGCAAGTTTGACTCAGTGGTCTTGGCCCTCATGAGCTTTTTCAGCTCTGGCAAGAAGTCAGCCTCGAACGCCTCCAGCATTTCATCTGTGCCATAACCCATAACCGACGCTTCGCCAGTGCCGCTTGCATACTCGACACGTGCCGAGAACTGCCTTGCCCATGGGTTAGCTGCAAAAAGTTTTATCTGATTCCAGATCATCGACGGTTCGATGGCTCGGCCCAAGCTATCAGTCAGGCGACTAGCTATATCATTGACATCAAGTCTAACTGTTTTTACTTTTTGCTTGGAGATTTCATCAAACCTCTCATTGACCCTTCTCTCGATCTCAAGAGGGTCAAGGCCAGCAAAGTTTTTCAGGAATGTTGAAAGGCTGCGCTTTGCCAAATCAGGCATGAACGGAATGCGATGACCGGGCATATTGTTTGAATCAGGACCGCCCAGCTCATTCGAGGTATGAAGTCGGTTCTTTGAAATCACACCATTTTGGTACGCATCATAAATGTTGTAGCCGCCAGTCCTGAGCTTTTCAATATTCTGTTTGAAATCCGTTCTGTTTGACCAGTTCAAAACCTGATCAGCGCGAGATCGGCCAGCCGTCAGAAGCCTGCCAAGAATATTATTCATTGCTCGATTGTCATTCCACTCGAACATTCTGGCATCGCCAATGAACCCCATTTTCAGTGGAGATGCCTGAGCAACACGATCCCTCCTTAAGTCATCTTGGTCCTGCTGTGGCTGCTCATTATATGAGGCATAATTCAAAAGACCGTCGTCAAGCTCACCTCGCGCCACACCGAGAGCCGTCTCGAAATCATCAACAAAAGGGAACACCGTATTGTCCCGGTCATACAGATCAGCAACAAACAGTTGCTTGGCAAGCTCTATGTCTTCATCTTTTAGAAACTCGCCCTTCTCTGGACCGAGAACATCATCAAGAAATTCCTGAAACTCATCGTCGTCAATGCGATCCATGGCAAGCTGAAACTCATCAAGGAAAGCACGATCAAGCTCAGATAAATATTCGTTGAGGTAGCTATTAAACATAGCCTGCAAAGCCCTGCCATCCTCGCTGGCCTGCTTAGCGGCTTCTACCTCTTGTTCTCTGGAAGCGTATCTCTTTGCTCCCCGTTGTGCGTGATCAGCCTGAGACTCATGCCAATGTAATGCTCGCCCCTGCTTGTCTGGGTTTGGCGCGGTCGGTGCGTTCGTATCAGCATCGTAGTTTTCTGCATATCTGACATGACCCCAGACACCAGCGTTTCCCTCATAACCAAAGGAATCGCTTTCGGCTCGATATCTGGCGTAATCAAAGTGATCAGTGGTGACCCCATTGGCCGGTGTCTGCCAGAATACTGCGCCCCTGTAAGTGTGAGGGACATTGTAAAGCGGCATCAAAGATGGGTAATAATTTCTTGTCTCGTAATCGGTCTCTGCCGTGATCCACCTATCAAGGTTCTCGTCATAACCAATGTCTACACCTTGCTCGCGGTCTTTATCCATTTCAGCCCTGATCGCCCTAGCCTGAGCTACTGGAAGATCGGAGTAGTCATTAAATTGCCCCGGTGGCGGTGAGCCGTATAGTCTCTGGTAGTGAATCCCCCAGTCGAGCGGCACCCGTAATGGTGCGCTTACTGAGACTTCATATACTGGCGTTTCAATGCGAGAGGCAAGCCAATCTTTTGGCAGCTGGACCTTCGTCACATCAATGGGCGCATTCTGGATATCGAGAAGTCTGTTGCGAGCCTTCTCACGTGTCGCCGGATCAGCAGATGCCAAATCTGATAGCGCCTTACCATAGGATTCGGTCAAGGGGTGATTCTCACCCAGTATCAAATTCAGCGTGGTAAGCACTGGGTTTTGCTGACTCAAAGCGTACCGACCCATGTGAGGAACAAAATCTCCGACATTCAGATTGTTGTTCTGCATCATAAGTTTTACATCAAGCTGCTCTTCGGTGTAGTTCAGCTCTGACATTGCCATTGTGTCGTTCGCTTCATTAAGCGACTTCATGAACTCGACAAGAGACGCGGCCTCTTTCTCGGTCATCTGTACACCGGGCTGCTTTAGTTCAGCTACGCGCTTCGCATTGATGCCAAGGCGCTCTGCAAGTCTCTCATCATTTGCTATGGCAGATGCCATGTCGCCAAAGCGACTTGGCCAGAGCCGTTCCATGAAGCCTGCCGCCTCCAGCTCCATTTCTGATATTGAACCACGAGAGGTTGCAGTTGGTAGCGCGGCCCTTGCCGCATCCAAAAAGCCTTGGATGCTCGCCACCTCTGGGAACACAGGAATGCGATCCTGATTAAATGCCTCTCCGTACTGGCGCTCACCAGCCTCGATCTTCGCTTTCTTGGAGCGAATCAGGTTCTCTTTTCTCTGCACCTCTTTCTTGGCTTGAGAGATAACAGACTGCACCTTGCCAGCAAGACCTCGCTCTTCTTCGCTCATGTTTCCAGTAGCGGCCTCGAACAGAGCCTTCGGGTTATTCTCTCGCTTGAACATACCCATGGCTTTTTTCAGATCGCCACCAGTAACGCCCTCAGCTTCAAGCCTTGCTTGTTCTTCAGCTTCAAGTCGCTTTGACTCATCCTTGAAATCACCGGGAGTCAGAGGTCTCCAGCCTTCAGGCATTGCCTTACCAGTAACCTGCTCATAGGCTTCCGCTAAGGTCGGCACAGGCGGTGCAGGCTGAAGGTCTTCCTCAGTCAGACGCTCTTCTGCCTCACGCTCTCTGGTGCCGTTCAGCAAAACGTCATGGATAGGCTTTCTGAATATCTCCATGTCGCGCATGTACAGGTTGTGGTTCTGACCTTGGAAGTCTTTGAACTGCCACTTCGAGTGACCTTTAACAATGGCATCATGAGATCGAGCAATAATATTCAGAAGGTCCTTATCATTCAGGAACCCTGACCGAGAGCGAATAACAACACCCGGCTTTCGTTGTTTGCCTTTCTTGTATTTACCTTTTCGGGTGCCTGATGTGCCAACGTAAACAAGACCCTTTTGGTCACCGTTTCCGTAAAGCTCTTTGCGAGCCTTGTCACGGTAATATTTCGATGGGGAGTTGTACATCCTTCTGCGAGCTGCACGTATCTGAGCGGCCCTGATCTTTCGATCAAACTTGCCCCAGCCCATTTGGATAAGCTGCTCTTTGAACCATGTGATAAAGCGACGAACAACACTTTGCTGTTCAAGCGTCATGCCCTTCATCTCTGGCTTGCTGAGCAGTTCCCCAGCGGTCCACGCCATGACCTCTTCACCAAGCAGGGCTTTGTTGGCCCGGTTCAGGTCCTCTCCCTTGTTGATGTCGGTGCGGTAGTTATATCCAAGCGACCGCAGCGCATCGACAACCTCTGGGAACGCATCAACCATTTCATGCGTCAACTTGATGTACGTCTCGTAGTCTTGTGTTAAACCACGAATACCAAAGTGCCCAACGGTCTCGTGCATTACCGTGTCTGCAACAACTGTCTGCACATGGTCCTTGGTTAGCTTCTCATCTTCAGCGGCCTCTTCGTTACCAAGATTGTCGTACCACTTATTCTCGCCACTGTGCTTGAATCGGCCCAGATAAAAATCTGGCATTGGCTTTTCAGTACGCTCTGGCGCAGCAGGCATCTCAAGCTCTTCGCGCCCCAACAGATTCTTTAACCATCTCTCGTTTTGCAGCAGTTCATACGCCTGACTAGCGGCCCTTTCCCATGACTCATCGGACATATTGTCAGGACGCAACACCCCCTTGTAAGATGCCAAGTCGCCGCCCTCACGCAGCAGCCTCTTGACTGTTATCGAATCGTTAAGAGGTCCTTCCCCACGCTCCTGCGCTAAGGCAATCAAGCCTTCCGTACCGGTATTGGCAAACACCTCATAAAGATCAGCAAACACCTGCTCTTCGCTAACACCCTTCATCGGGACGTACGCAGCGCCAAGGGCTGAGGCCGCAGCTTTAATGAACTCCCTGCGGCTCATCTTTGGCATAGCCGCTTCTACGGCTGGTATTGTTTTCTTGTCTTCGGGTATCGTCAGCTTGACTGCGCCAGTGGTTGTGTTGCCACCGTACTGCGCCGTCCTTTCACGAAGCGCTTCGACAATTGCGCCGATCTCCTTATCGCCATCCGCTACTTCAGTTCCAGTAAGCGACAACAGACCGGTCCTGCTGAAGACCAGCGTTGAGCCAGCCTCTGTCGTGGCTGTATAGCTGCCATCGCTTAGAGACTGGATTTGCCCAGTGATACTGAACGCTTTGCCCTTGTTTTGGTGAGCGTATGCGCCACCGGGCCGGATTGTGATTTGAGCCTTCTTGGATTTTGGTGTGACCTTCTTTGGCTTAGCAGAAGGAATAACCTTGTTAGCCTCTGGATCAAATACCAACACGCTACCGTCTTTAAGTTCGACGGTAATTGAATTGATCTCGTCATCCTTCTTTGGCTTAGCTTTCGTTTCAGCCGTCTCTTGTGGCTTCTCCCAGCGTTTCTGCCGCTCTTGAATTAAGGCTGACTGGAAAAGACGAAGCTCTGTTTCCAGATTGTTTTGCTTCTCAAAGTTCAGCACCAGCTCTTTGTTGACCGGATGCTCTCTGTTCTCTCGCTTCTCAGGCTTCATCTTTTTGCGCTGTTTGAGAAGGGCCTCTTCGCGCCTGATGAGCTTGTTAAGTTTTTGTCTGGTTTTTATAGCCTGTGTTTCTAATCGCTTTTCGACCCCGCCCTTCGAGAACGAACCGTAAGGTCTGCGAGACTCCCACGGAGCAGGTTTCTTTGTGAACGCAGTAACCCGACCAGTCTGAATCTTTCCGTTTTCATCAATGACCTCGACCGTATCGCCTTCCCTGATGCGATACTTCAATGAGTTCCAGCTGACCGTTTTCATGCCGTACTTCAGGCCGCGCTTCGCCTCTGCAATAATTGCATCAGCAAACAAGAAAACACCGTGTGACGGATCGTCCATTGAGAAAATGCCACGAACGTACTGCGCACCAAATGGCAGCGACAGCATTTCATCGAACTGATTTGGCGAAATTTGTTCGAGCTGCGTGTAGTCGTTTACCAATGTAATTGGTGGGTTGCCCTTGTTCGTTGACGGCAAAAACCCCTCGACCGTCTCTTCGACCCAGCCCATGTGTTCCTCGTCAACTTCAGGTTGTTTCCCGAACAGCTGACTCTGGTAATACATGTCACCAGAAAGGACATACTGATCCCAATCTTCCTCGACATACGTGCCGGTTGATTTATTTAGCTGGTCATCATTGAACTTGTCGAAGTCTTTACTCATCGCGAAAAGAGGCATCTGCGGTGAGTCTTCGGCCTGTGTAACCCGAAGCGACGGCGGGGTAGCGCCTGCAACACGAGAATCCGCACGTTCACCAGAGGTTATGCGACGATCTTTTTCTTCCTGAAGTGCTGCGTCAGCCGAATCAAAGTCAGCCCCATATCCAACAGACACCTGAACCTTGACGCTTTTTCCGGCCTCTTCGATACGAGGCAGCTGATTGATTCTCGATACTGCCTTCTCAACAATTGACTGAAGTTTGTCTGCATCAGGGTGCGTGACAATGAACTCATCGCCACCATACCTGTAGGCTTCCGCACCGCCGCCCATTGAGTTGATCTCATTGGCAATCTGCCGAAGCATTTGTGTGCCAGCACTATGACTGAGGTTATCGTTGATCCACTTCAGAGCGTCTGCATCAAGGACCGCTACCGGCTTACCTTCGTTTTTATCTTGATTCCACTTGCGTTTGTTCCAGAGGTTGGTGTCTGGATCACGCATAACCTGCTCTTCAAACTCCTGCTCTGTCAGATGCTGATACGCCTCGCGTAACTTCTTATCTTCGCGGCGCTCACCACCTGAGTAGCCGGATTCAATCTTGTTCCTCATGTCCACAGCCTGAGCGGCAAGCTCTTCTCTTGCTCGAACTCCACGCTGCGTTAGCATGAACGTATCGCCACGCTGGTTCCATGTGCCGTAGCCAGCCTTCGCTAGTTCCTCATACGCTGCCTCATCAAGAATCTCGCCCTTCTGCACAGCAGACATTTCATCAACTAAGCGCAGGTTCTCATCAATCAAACCAACTTCTCTTTCAACCTGCTTTCTTGCCTCTTCCCTCTCTGCCTGCGCTCTCTTCTCTTCAAGCAGCTGGCGCTTGGCGAGCTGTCTGCTCTTGCGCCGCTTGGCAATCATCGCAGCATCTTTCTTGTAGCCCTCTACTCTTTTGTCGTGTTCGAGCAGGGCTTCAGGGCTTGCTCCATTCTTTTCCATCAGGCTGCGAACTCGTTTGCGCACTGACAGGAAGGCGTTGGCTTCTTTCTCTTGAAGGCGCTCCAGCTCGATCATTGCTGTCACCTGATCCTGTGGTGAAGCGTCCTTTGCAAACTTGGTGTTCGGACCTTTCTTGTTCTGATACTTCCAGCGCTCATTAGCAGCATTAACCCACGGCTGTGAGTCACGAATGAGCGCGTCATATTCTTTGGCAACGCCAGCGCCCTTGTCGCTTTGTATACCACCAATTGCGCCGTACGGCCCTGACACGAACGCTGCTGCTGCCATCGCCTCAGCAACACCCTCGAACGGGCCAACCTCTGGATCAACCTTCATCACTTTGAGGTTGCTTGCGATCTGCTCGACGCTTTCCTGACCCATCTCCTGAGCAATCTCGCCAATAGCATTCTTGCCCATACGCGCCAGTATGCTGTCCTTCGCTGCCTGACGAGCGCCAGACCGACCTACTGTCTGACCATAGACCGCGCCCATTGGTGTGCCGAGTAGCGCACCAGATATGACCATAGCCATCTCAGCCGCTGAATTGGCATAGCTATAACCGATGAGCTGCTTGGCCTCTTCCGGCATCAAGCCAGCTGCTACAAAGTTCTGATAGTCCTCGTTCTGGTCCCACTTATCCTGCGTCATTTGGTCGCTTTCAAGACGGCTCTGCGTTTCATTGAAAACCGCATCACGAATAAGAACCATCTCAGTCGCACCACCGGCAGCTGCACCGCCGACTCGTGCGCCTACCTTCTGTAGCTTTTGAATCTCTTCCATGGTGGAGAGTGGTCCACCAAACTTCCGAACCGAGTAGCCAGCACCGACCTTACCGCCAATTCTTGAGGAAACAATCATTCCACCGATCATTGGTGCCTGCTCGATGGTGGCATTAAAGATACCCCTGATACCCTTAGTCTTATCATCAAACGGTGAGAACCACGTCAGCGGGTTCCACGTCGCCTCTGGGTCGAGGAACGGCAGCTCATCTTCTGCTCGCGCAGCGTCGCTGTATTCCTTACGAAGATCAGCCAGCGACTGGGCCATCTCGTTTGCGGCATCTTCAGCAGCTGCATCATCTTCGTACATGATCGGGCGTACAACAGCTTCATAGATACCTTGCGTGTTTGGTATGAAGCCAGCACCGACTGGGGATACACCCTGTGATTTTAGCGAACCGCCAATCAGCTCGTCGGCCATAGGGAATGCGGCCTGACCGGTTGGCTCGTTTTCATCGCCCTCTTGATAGCCCATCATTTCTCGGAGCTTCTTGCTCCAGACGGTTCGCGGGAGCCACTGCCCCTCTTCTTTGTACGTTCCGTAGAAGTCTTGCGCAGCACGGTCAAACTCGCGCCACTCCATCTTACCGACCTTCTTTCCAGCCAGAGACTCAATACCCGCTATGTCGGGTTCCGGCAGCTGAGCAACAACCTTGTCGAGCGTCATATCACGCAACGATTTTTCGGACTCGCTGCGAATAACAGGGCCTTGCACAAACTGACGACCACCAATCTTGGCAGCAGTCCACGCATCCCCTAATGCGCCCTTGTTCTGCTGAACAGCAGGCAGCGTTTTGCCCTGAGCCTCTGCCATGATCTCTTCAAAGGATCGAGTCTCTTGCCTGCGATCACTATGCGTCGTCTCAGCAATAGCTGGCACCTCATCTGGAAGATCAGGCTCAGGATCAATTTGCTGTTTGACAGCAGCCTCTTTGCCCTTCTGGGCAGCTTCGGCCTCTGCCATGATCTCTTCAAATGTGCGGGTCTTTTCTGCCATTAGATGTTACTCAGGGTTAGCGAAGAGGGCTGTATATTCATTCCATTCTTGTTCGGTTGGCTCCCTGCCAAGCTGCTCTTTAAGCTGCTCTCTTGTGTACATTGTTGGCCCAGAGTTAGCGCCACCACCTTGGCCACCGCCACTCAGCGCACCGGCACCTATATCGTCAGCACCAATACCAAGAACAGATAGAGACTCATTGAAGAACTTCTCTCTAAGATTTGGAATGTCTGCTCTCCTGACTTCCCGCTTCGTATAGGTCTTACCACCAACGGTGATTGTTGCGTTTTCGTCACGCTCGAATGCCTGCCACGCAGAGAAGGCCATCTCTCTCGCACGTTGCGGGTCTTGCCCAAGAATAACGAATCGCTTGGCCTTTTCTGGTGAGTATCCCATAGCAATCAGTTGATCAATGCGCCACTTATCCACAGGCGGTCTACCTGTCAATGCGGCTGGCTTCGCTGGAGTACCATCAGGATTCAAAACAGGTGTATCGTAACTCTGCGTTTCAGGGTTCCACTTCATGATCCCTTGGTCAGTGCTAATCGTATCCGCACCTCGCTTACCAGCTGTCTCTGCTTTGGTGATTGATTCAAGGTCACGTCGTGCGCCTTCCTCAGCCATCGTCTGCTGCTTCATCTTGCGCTCGTAATCCTGATCTTTACGCTGCTGAACTCCCTGCAAGGCACCCATGCCTGCTGCACCCAGCGCCCCCATGTCACCCATAGTCTCACCAGCCATCATGGCACGAAGACCAAAGTCCATAAGCACCATGCCCATGTCCTCTTTCGGAATGACGTTAAAGATGTTCTTCCAGCGATCCTTCAGCTTGGTGTGATACTTCTTGTCAATTACACCTTCTTTGTACAGCTGCTCAGCGCGAGCCAGCCGTTGATCTCGAAGCTGCTCCAACGCTTTCCGTGGGTCAGCACCCTGCGCTGCCAGCGCCTCATTGAGCTTCATCTTTTTATCGACAACACCCAGCTGCGCCAAGTCAGGGTCACCCTGCGGCAACGCACCACCAGCCGTACCGTTTGCCGTGTGCTTGATAGACTTTTCGATCTCTTCCTCGACGTTCTCTGGAATTTTGCTATCTGGCGTTCCCCTATCTTTCGTATAGTCAGGCATCTGACCACCAGCAGTCTGACCACCAGCAGTAGGCTCAGGGGCAACATTACCCCCACCAGCACCCTGTGCATCGCCAGCCGGTGCCGCAGGGGTTGTGCGAGCATTTATGGTTGGATCGACGCTGCCGGATGGTGATGGGGGTAAATTCTGCTCATCGTCTTTGTATTGCGCCAGCGCTCCACCGGCCCTGTTGATTGCGTCAAGTACGCTCATTTTGTTCTCCTGTTAGCCCCCGCCGGGGGTGCTGCCCTGCGTGAAGAAGTCCGGTACGCCACTAGCGAAGTTACCAACAGCGCTGCCACCCATCGCGCCACCAGCCCCACCAGCAGCTGCTTTAGCAACACCACCAACAGCCAACGATGTACCGCCAGTAAAGAACGCACCTACCATGGTTGCCGCAAGACCCAAAGCCTGAGCAACCTCACCGCCACTCTGTTTGCTGGTGGTTTCTTTAGACGTTTGGTAGGAACCTTTGGTGCCCTCAAGCGCAGCAATAAGACCGCTGAGGTTACGCATATCCCAATCACGCTCTTCAACAAACTGCTGGTAGTCGAAGTCACGCATAGCTTGCTGAATATTGCGGTCAGTTGCGCCAGTCGTCATCAAGGTAGCAATATCCAGCCTGCTGGCATTGCTGACTGTATCCCCGAGGCTTCTGAAGCGATCAGCCGCCTGCATGTCTCTGGCTCGCTCGTCACCCCAGATATTCACGGCACTTTCGTATGCCATGGCATACCCCTTGCCGTACAGGTCCTGAACTGACTGAAGGGTCTTCTCGCGATTCTCAGAGCGCATGAGAGCCGCCCTGCTGCCACCAAAGGCATCCATTGACGCTGACCTTGAGTCAAGCCGGTTCGCCTCTCGCTGGCCTTCCTCTCGTATCTCGCGAGCCGCTGGGTCTAAAGCACCCTTGATGTACGGGTTCATGTACTGCGACATGTCGGCATCAGCGAACTGCTGAGTGCCACGCTGGATCATTGCTTCAGACTGATTGAAGTACGGCTGGCCGATGCCCACATTATCGCGAGCCATCTCCATACCCATTCGCTCATTTTCGGAAAGGCCAGCAACACGGTCACCCGTATAGGCTTCATATTTCTGACTGCCTATCTTTTGGCCAAGCCTGTTGGCCTGTTTAGCTGAATCTTGAATCCAGCTAGGCGGCTTGTACGTCTCCGTTGTCTTGCTTTTCTTGCTGCCCATCCTGCTCACTCCTTCTGGTCCTGATAAAGTCACCACCAATGTAGTGGTAACCCTCCATCTGGAATAAACGGTCTTTCAAGAAAACGTCTTTGTCACCAGCCGACACACCAGCAAGAATTGGTGCATCGTGTGAGTCAGCGAATGCGTGACATCCCTTGATAAGCGCATCGAATGCCCCACCCTTGCGGAATTTCTTCTGCACGAACAGCCATTCCAGATACATGAATTGCTCTGGCGACCACGGAAAATTGTAGTTGGTCAATGCTAGTGTTCCCACTATCCGACCGGACACATCAGCTACTATGACGTAGCCTTCTGTCAGGGTGCGGGTGACCCACTTCAAACCCATGTGCTGATCGACGGATGGGTAAACGCCTGATTCGTCGTGTGCTGCGGTGAGAAGCCGCACCAGATTCGACGTGTCCAAGGGCTTAGCCTGTCTGATCTTAATAGTCGTCATTTTACCCCTTCTTTGTAAAATTTTGCCACAGATTGATAATCCAGACCCGCAGCCGGTCTTCGATTTCAGGTGGAGTCAGGGCAACAATTAGCCCTCCAGCCACCATTCCAAGCACAAAAGTCAGCATGATCTTCCCCTATTTCCGATGCGTCTCGCCACCAGTGCCGCCACTACCACCGCCGCCACCGCTGCCTTTCGGCTTGCGATTGCTCTTGACGAATCGGCTGACGATAAAAATAACGAAGACAGCCACAGCGCCAACCGCGACCCACTCTCCAGTACCCATGTTTGCGATCATTTCACTCATATTCTTCTCCTATGGTTCCCGCTCAGATTGCGCTCTGGACTCGCCAGAGAGCGTGAGGTGGTCCATGCGGATTGCTGGTGGACCACTCGTAATCAACGCCATGCGCGTACCCGCATGAACCGGCTTCACGCCATGCCATGTGACAGCATCCATCAGGACGGTAAGCCCCGGCACTGGGTTAATGAACTCGTAAGGATCATCCTCGCTGGTCCCACCAATGCCGAACTCGCCACCTGAATCAGCTACCGACAGGTAGGTCACCGCTGTCGTTGCCTCAGGGTGCCAGTTGACGGACTCGACGTGCGCGTGCGGATAGCCTCGAACCCAGCCGTTAAGAACTGAACTTTCAGGCGTTATCACGCCAACCCAGTAACGGACCGCTCCACGGCAGTTCTCTGGCATCAGCCCTCTGACCCATGAGCGATACGGCTCTGGTGGGGCTTCATCATTGCACCTGTTCACCGCCCATTTTGTGAGCTTGTGCAGGTCGCCTTCGTATGTGTATGTCTCCATCAGTACACCAGCACCCCATTTGCAAAGAACCTTGAGTTCTCAAACGTGTACACCGTGTCTGGGTATTCTATCTGCTCAATGCTTTCGACCTTGACGAGAGCGCTGTTTATCGTCACAACCGGATCACCAATCTCAAGAACCTTAGCCATGCCAAGGTCTTTGTATTCGATAACAGGGCTGATAGCTGCGTAACCCTTACCTTCTACATAGATTGGGTGATCGTCAGACATCCTCAAAATGCGATCATCGGAGAACCGTACTTCATACATGGCGCGGCGCTCACGAGTAAGCACTTCTGTTACAGGCTCAATGCCATTCTCAACCCGAATTAGGTCACCTTCCATGATATTGCCAATAGCCATTTGCTTACCATCAGCCATTGTAATGAGCGTATCGGGCGTGAAACAGCAGAGAGGACAGGGACCGCCACCACCAGTGTACTCAGCGGTCCACGTGGCAGAGCTTGTGGTATCGAGTGTGTTGCCGCCCGACGCTGCGTCGTAGAACGTGAAGTAACTGTTGTTGGTTCTGAAGTCCAGCACGGTCGTCGCCGTGAAGTAGAAGTTCTGAATGGCATTAAGCTGATAGCGGGTGCCTGCGGTCTTACCTACGAAGGAGGTGCCAGAATTCAGGGTGTAAGCCACCCAGACCTCGGAAGAACTGCCTGAAGTAAGCCATGTGTTGACAGCTGATCCTACCCCACCACCAGCAGTGTATTCGTACTCTGCACCGTTGGTGTGGAACCGTATGCCAACGTAGACTGGGGATGTTCCTGCCGAGTTGTAGTCGCCGTTAGCAAGTGCCGACACTGTTGGACCCCCATCTTTGGCTGCTGACCCATGCGCGAATGCACTAACACTCATGAGATACCACTTCCCCAGATATAGTACACGGTCGAGCTTGAGCGCAGAATCGTTGCCACGCCTCCGGTTGTCAGCGTCCGATTAGTTGATGCCCCACCAACCAATGACCCAGTTCCACTCAACCAGTACAGGGTACGAGAGTTGGTTGAGGCATTGATCGTGATGGCATTCGACCCACCATTGATCACTGTGGAAACTGCGTCATCTTGAAACTGTGTTGTGACTGACGGTAAGTACAAGATCAAGGCAGAGCTGCTTGTCTTTACAAGCGCAGAACCACAATGCTCATCGTTAAGAGTCTGGTTAGACGAGAAGGCTATAACCTTCAGATCGTTGAACCCGACATCCCGAATAGAGCCTTGGTTGTCGTACAGGTAGGCTCCTGACGTAACGCCTGCGGCTTCATGCTGCTGAGTCCCAAACTCAAGACCGTTGTTGTGATACAGGCCAACACCAGCATTCGCCGTAGCGAGTAGTGCAGTGTCTGCTCCAGCAGTAACACTCAGCTCAAGGTTGGTGTCGGCGCGAAGCTCGGTGGTCGAGTCAGGGTCAGCTGTTAGGATCGTGCGAACCGTGCCACCAGCATCCTCTGCTTCTATAGCAATGACTGCACCATGACTCAAGCTACGCCAGTACGGTCCACCAGTATCCCAGCCAAAACGAGCAACTAATGATCCTACTGAGGACGTGTAAATGTCGAGATTGGTAGACGTGCCGCCGCCATCTATGCGGATACCGCCAGTGATATCCTGAGCATTTGCCAAAATGCCAGTGTGCGTGTGTCCGGGGTTAGCACCACTGGTTACGTTTGCACCTGTGACAGTCGTAGCAGCCATCGTGCCAGTGACAGTAACGCCTGTTGTGGATGTTTGCAGTTTTGTGTTTACACCGTGAAGCCCAGCGTAGTTGAGTGCAACAGGCCCAACTACGTTACTGACGTAGACCGCACCACGACTACCCAAAACTCCGTACCCACCAAAGTAGGCATCGTCTGTTCCCGGTGTGGTGTTGGGGCCAAGACCAGTAGCCTCGAAGTTGTCGGCAGTCATGTCCCCGGTGGCAGTGGCGTTACCAGTGACATCTATACCAGCAGAGAAATCTGTGTTGTATGGGAAAACGACACCCGTAATAGTATCGTTGCCAGCGTTTGTGTTGATAGTGAGCGCATGAGCGCCAGTGTTGTTCAGTCGCAGAGAGAACGCGCCACCATCCGCGCCCCACCACCATACAGGTGTTCCAGTGACTCCAGTTTCCTCAAACTTCCAGAAAGGTGCCGCAGACGATATTTCAGCCTGAGTACCACCGAACGTCAATGCGCCAGTGCCTTCCAGTGCTGAAGTCCCTGTCCAGACAGCGATCTGATCGTTAGCCCCTGTGCCAGTTACTGTGCCAGTGTTCGATGTCAGCGTAGATACGTCTTTGCCATCAACAAGCCCGGTGGTAACGATGTTCATCGCACCGAGTTGCAGGTTGGTGTACCCAGTGATGTCGATGTCAACTGCGCCAGTGCCAGTGATATTCAGGTCATTTGCATCGTGGTCGATAGTAACGTAACTGGTGTCCAGCGAGTCTCTTATTCTTAGCGCCACACCATCACGAATATCAAATAACGAAGTTGTGCTATTACCACTAAACTCGACAACGTGTGTGTTCGCCGCCGCACCACCACCAGATTCGGTATCCGTGTTCTCGATAGTGAAGCGCATTGTCGCGGCAGCTTCATCGTTCTGGTAATACATATCGTAAGCAGCATCGCCCACACCAAAACGGACTTCTTCATTTGTAACGCCAGTTCGACTGACTCGCAAAGGCGAAGCATTTGAGTTTGTGTCAATGTTGACTTGACCATCAAAACGCCAAGCACCAGTAATAGTCTCGGTTGCATTCTTCTTTACAGAGTTTGTATCAATGTCATCCAATGTAATGGTACGGGTGCTTACAACCCCGTTCGCATCAGTGACATGTCCCAGCGTGTCTGTTGTAACATTGATATCAATGTCAGACACAACAGTGGCACCGGTAAGAGGACCGGTATCTACAGTAAAATCGTCACCGGGATGAGAGGGGTGTGAGTAAGTGCCAGTGGGAGTTGTGTAAGTACCAGCCGCGTTGAGGAACGAGGTGGCTGATCCAGCAGCCGTTAGAGCAACGGCGTTGAAATCTGTAGCCGTTACGTTGTCAAAATCAGCATCAACCGTACCGGCGTTGATCGCCGTCAGGCCGGTGATGTTCATATCGACCGTACCACCAAGACCAGCCAAGTTGATGTCAGTGTCATTGTGCAGCATTGAGAAGTAGGCCGTGCCACCAGAGCCGTATATCCGAACGATGCCGCCAGTGGTGCCAGTGGCGTAGATCGTCTTAACGTCGAGTCTGCCCTCACCCATGTCGATGTTTCTGTCGTTGGTGTCGAGCGTGGTGCCATCAAATGTCAGGTTGGCAGAGCCTTCGATGCTGTCAGCCGTAGCCGCGCCTACCGCGATCTGGTTGTCGGTTATCGAACCGCCGATGGTGCCAGCGCCGATCTCAAAGACCGTACCACCGGAGTCTTTCGAGAAGAGCTTTCGATCAGCTGGGTTAGTGTTGATCGCAAGCTCGCCCTCTGACAGCTCGCCAGCGGCAGGGACATTGCTCGCAGTGTTACTGCGCTTCAGTATGAACGTGTTGGCCACAGGCTCTCCTTAGAACGTGCCACCATCGAAGGTCGTGTTGTGCAACTTCAGCGGAGTGACAATGCGCAGGTCGTCAGTCGCGTTGTCGGTCTCAGTCTGCGTTGCCAGCTCAGCATAACCTGCTGCGGACTCAGATGCTTGGCCAATGTTGTTCTGCACGATGGTCCACTGGCTGACGTTATTCAGTACACCGTCAGCTTCAGCGATCAGGACATCACCGACTTCCAGTACCGCTGAACCCGTGGTCCAGTTGTACGTGCCTGCGACCGTGACCGTGTAGGTATCACCCTTTGCGGAAGTGATCGAGTCGAGATCAGGGTTACCTGCGCCTGCGCTCGCAGTCGGGTCGAAGCCACCCTTGTAGACAAGACCACCAGTGACTGCCGCGTCAACATACGCCTTGACAGACTGCTGCGTAGGCACATGAATATCAGAGTCAGACGACAGGGTGTCTTCATCTAGTACCCAGTTCCAGCCAGTAAAGCCAGCCGGTGGCGTATCGTTTTCGCTGACGTATTCGGCTGTCGTATTGTCGAACAGGCCAACATTGAACGAACTGATTAGCGCCTTACTCGACGTGCCTGCGTCATCAAACGCCAGCCAGTCAGCGCCAGTCGCTGTGGTCACTCCCAGCTCATCAAGGGCCAGAGACAACGTGATGTTGCCGCTGGAGCCAGCATCAGCACCATCGATACCCGTGCCGGTGGTGATCGTCTGGTTCGCTTCCCAGCCGAGGTTGTTATTCATCGTGCCGAGGTCGATCTCACTCGCGGCCTTGCGGCTCTCAGTGGTGCCGTCCTGCAAAATGAACTCGGTGCCAGCTGCAATCGCAGTGGTCTTGTCGGTGAGTTCGCTGAAGTCGAAGTCCAGCACAACAGCTGAGGATGTGCCGCTATTGACCAGACCAGTGCCAGCCGTGACCGAGGTCACTGTGCCAGCCGTACCCTGACTGAACCACTGCACCTCTATCGACAGGCGATCAGCTGCTGTTGGAACAGTGCCAGCGAATAGCGGATTGACAGGCACAGTCCAGTAGCCGGTGTTATCGACTACCGTGTCATCCACCTGAGCAATCATGTAGTCGGCAGGATCATCGATGCTCTTGATGACAATGATGTCGTTGACGGCAAGGTTGCTGAGAATCCAAGCAAAGTCGTTGCCGTTCTCTTCCACGTCATCGATATACAGATTGGTAACACTGGCTGGAGTCGCATTGTTATAGCGAATCTCACCCGGACCCGGATCACCTGCTGTTATGGTTGAGTTGAATGCGAAGGTCGCAATCGTACCGAACAGGTCATTGTCGAAATGACGCAGCTCGATTTCGCTGGCTGCTTTGCGACTTTCAGTCGCGCCATCCTGAAGAATCAGCTCAGTAGTGCCGCTGATTGCTCCAGTCATGTCCGTCAGCTCAGAGAAGTCCAGCGCAATGTCTGGGTCCGCTGCCGTACCATTGTTAATGATGCCAACGCCAGCCGTAAGACTGTCTACCTTTACCAAGTCATCATTGAAGATCGACAGGGCAATGGAGCTGGCGACCTGTTTCTTCGGCGCATCATCAGTTGCGTCGTTGAAGACGAACTGGTCAGCAGCTACAGGTGCTACGTTGGTGAGTTCGACAGGAGCGAAGTCGATAGTAATGTTACCGGTCGATCCGGCATCGGCACCGTCAATACCAAGACCGGTGGTAATGGTCTGGTTAGCTTCCCAGCCGCTATCGTTATTGAATATGCTCAGCGGCGTGGCGCTAAATAGCACGCGCTTGCCTTGGCTGTCAGAGACATCCTCAAAGACCATGTAGTCAGCGGTGACAGGAGTGGCACCTGCAAGGCCAGCAGTCGGTTCAGCCGGTGAACCATTAAGGTTGCGAATGAGCTTGAATACGGTCGGACCAGTCGTGCCGACCCATAGCTCATTGAGACCACTGGGAGAGCCTACCTCCGAGTTAGCGAGTTCACCTTGCAAGAGCGAAGTCGGCTCATTTGTTGAAGCGGATCGTTTGATCCTGATTGTGTTCGCCATAGTAGGTTCCTACCTCTAAAAATTTCCTGCGTCTGTAATCACGCTAACATTAAGTTTTTTCAGGTCACCAACCGAATCGTCATGAACAGCAAGATCATCAGCAGGGTCGCATTCTGTACCAATGTCTATTCGATTTGTAATCGAGGTCACATCCATAGTCAAAGACTGCCCACCTGTTACCTCTCCAAGATGTGTTGTTGGATCAACACCATTGATGTCTACGTTGGTGCTAGTGACATTGAAGTCATTGGCAACAACATCAACGATAGTGCCGTCGATCTTGGTAGAGTAACCCGGATCGCCAACAATTAGGGCTTCGTACTCTGCCTCATACGCAGGGTTCGAGGCGTTCTTTGTGTACTCAGCAATAACCGGATAACCAGATGGCACGCTTTGCGTCGTGTAGTAGACGTAAATGCTATTGCCATCGCCTGAGATGTGCATCGCGTTCCACCATGAAGACAAACCGGTGTCACCCAAAACAGACCTGCTGCCACCTGTGTTCCATGTAATCGTTGACACATCAAATGCGGTGCCAAATGTGCCCATCCACAGAAGCGAATTCTGGGAGACAATAATTGTCAGACCGTCCTCAGAAATCTGAATATCATCGATATATCCAGCTGGTGCGTTCGGTGCTGCTGATACTCCGGTCAGCCACTGAAGGCTGTGGAACGCATACGTGGAAAGATCGTATGGAGTTGACAGCGTGTGCATGACGATAGCGTCGTCACTACCGCTTCGCTCACTCGACGTGGCAAAGTACGTGCCATCTGCTGACATCCACCCAGACTTGTTCACGGCATTCGGATACCCAAGGTTAGCGCCGCTAACAGACGATGTAGCGCCAGCCGGAGTGCCGTTGATGATATACGGAGACGGCGTAGCGTACATGTAAAAGGTTTGAGCAGTAGAGGCATAGGTAAAATACTTGTTGCCGCTATCTGCCCACTTGATGCAAGTCCATGGGTTAGTGATGGAGTGTGCTGTTCCATCCTGAGTGCCATTCTCAAAGTCGAATGGTGAGTCAAGAGTGAATGACTGTATTTCGTCAGTTCCGGTATAGCACCCGATGAAGTGCAAACCATCAGGGGAAACATCAAAGCGCTGCCAAAAAGCCGTGTTCGACTGATGTATTCCAGTAGCTACCATGTTGGCGCGAGTCGCAACGATGGCGTTATAAGACCAATCGGTATTGATGTCAGCGCCCCAATCAGTAGCAATGCCTGTGCCGCCAGCGGCGACCGTCAGCATCTCTACCGGCGTGAACGATAAGTCATACCAGTTGATGCCTATATCGTTTCCAAGCTGTATGTGTGAGCTTGGAATCCACTGGAAATCAGGTCCGGTCGGTCGCCACTCAGTACCGTTATTATTGAAAAGCAGGTCATGCTGAGTTTGCGCGGCAATATTCGTGTCAGTCAGATCGAACAGCGTTGTGCTACCGCTACTGGGTGGATCGCCAGCTACCCAGCGTAGCGTTGCAGCATTCCATAGCAGTGATTGACCATCGGTCGGAAAAGCGTTGACATCAGTGAGATCATTGAGATTGGATACGCCAGAGCCGCCACCTCCAATTACACTTACCTCAAATGCCGTGCCATTCCAGATAAGGCCATCACCAATAGCCGGTGTACCGGTAACGTCATCGAGGCCAAAAATGCTCGTATTGAGATCGGTTATTTCGCTCGATACATGGGTGTGACCTATCTGTGAATAGCGAAGGTCCAGCTCATTGGTGTCGTAGCTGTATAGGTCAAATTCAGCCTGCTCCAGAGCTTGGAAACGTAACTCCAGCGCAGAGACAAGCTGCCGCATCTCTGCGGCAGAAAACATCTCTTGACGAAATGATGGGAATACAACCTTCTGGATCATCCTCTTCTACCGTGCGCTCCAGCTCTTCCTCGCCATGTCCCAAAGCGCCACTTGTCACCTGTGTCGTTTGATTCCACTCGAATCGCGACCTGTCTGGCGCGAATGCGTGTGCTGATCTTACGTGTGCCGTTGGCAACAGGATATGGACCCTTGACAGTCTGCGTGGTTGCTTGTGGGTACTTACGACCTTTTAGGTAAACATCTACATCACCCTCAAGCCTCAAAAAGTCCGGTATCAGCTGGTCAATGTGCATCAGCTCTTCACCAGCATTTGGTATCTCCATGTCGAACGATTCGACATACGATTGCATGGCGGCACCATCGTCATCAGCCCCAGTCTCATGCTGATAAAGGTAGCCATCCGTGCCTGCTGCGTAAGGCTTCTCAAGAAGCGGAGACCGATCAGCCCATGCTGTTCGAGTCAGGTTGCCAGTTGCCCACGAACCCTCTTCGTAGTTGTATAGCACGTAGCGATTAACCTCTACCGGGCTGATGTCAAAGTCGGCGGCAGTCAGCACACCGACCGGACCTGCCGCAAAGTTGTAAAAGCGATAAAGATCGTTATTCACTCCCGGTGCTTGATGCAGCCCTGCCGTACCAGAAGCGAACTGGACTTGCTCGGTTGCGTCTAAATTGAACTGGAACGCCTGCACACCATCCACGTAGGCAGTCAGCGTTGGCGCATCGTACTGCACCGTCAGTACATACTTCTGTCCCGTTACCATGGCAGAGCCGGTCAGGGTGGTGAAGTCCAGCGTGTTGCTACCCTGATTTGTTGGCGCTGCAACGCCAGCCGATGTTTTCTTCCAGATTTCCACTCGGTTGTCGTTATAGTTCAGCTCGAACATCAGTTGCTGACAATCGTCTGCGTCCGTCTCGCCCGTGCCAGTCAGGTCTGTTCTCAGGAAACATAGCCCCGCCCTACCAACGCTTGGTGGGTTAGATGGGTTCACATCAATCTCAACGGCATACTCACTCTCAGTGGGCGAGAGGATTGGCTCGTCGTTGATCAGGAAGTAGTCATGCTCGTAGTTGTTGTCGGCAGAGGCAACGCACTCGGTGAAGCCACCTGATTCAAAAGCGTACGTATACCCAATGTCGCCCGGACCACCACCTCCACCAGTCAGCTCGTATGGGTCATCGATGGTGACCGTGCTGGCAGTGCCATAGCGACCAGTGGTCGAATTAGTGATACGCACATGATCAACAGTAGCGTCCGTGCCAAACAGACCAGCAGAGCCGCCGAACCTTATTTCTCGCGTAACTCCGGTCGGGTCTTTGGCTGTCAGGCTGGTTGTCGTGTCGATCAAAGAAACTGTGCCAGCTTGAGGACCGAACCAGACACGCTCGACACCATTGCCAGCGCCAGCTGTGTAGTCACCCTCAACGATGACAACGTAATTGACACCTTGAGTGAGCGTGACCACCGGAGTCAGGCCACCTGAATTGGTGAATCCAGCGCGAAGCCGGTACAGCCCACCTGAGTAATACACACCCATATTAAGCAACTGGAAGTCAGAGTCACCGACTTGCATGACGTACTTCGTGCCAAAGGTGTGCAGCGTATCCAGACGAAAGATGATCTCGTAGGTCAGGAAACGACCAGTGCCGTCCCAGTCAGGAACGTCAGCAAGTTGAATCGGGAACTCAATGTATTCAGTTGCTGCCGCTGATCCCAAGTCACCCGAAGAGGTATTCAAGATCGGAGATGTGGTGCTGATCTGAGTAGCGCCATTGAAGGTCGCCGCCGCTGCATAGCTGGACTCTTCCGTGTACGTGGTCGAGCCATTACTGCCCTCGAAGTCGGCTTGAAAAAGCACATCGTCATACAGGCTCACCGGCAAGGTGGATGAGTTGGCCAGTTCGTAGCCCGGTGGCAACCCCAGTGAAAAGTCGGTCTGCACCCATGCGTCAGTGTCGTAACTCGGATAGAACCACCACACCTCGTTGAACTCACGGTTCAGGCCACCGTATACCTTATCGCGCTGCTGCGGGTTGAGGTTGCTGTAAACAAGGTTCCTGACATCGCACGGCAACACCTTGACGATACCGTCATAGATGTAAAAGTCAGACTCGGCCATGAATAGCACACGATGATCGATTGGCACTGCGGCATTGGGACCAAGGATCGATACATTCTCGCCCACAATGTTAAGGCCGAACACGTCAAATCCACCGACGAACGGAAGGGTGTGAACCGAAACGTCGGTGAAGATGACGGTCTCCAGTCGTGACCTTACGCCAGCGACTATCTTGGAGCCTGAATACAGGCGCAAGTCGCCTGCGGTGTTGGTGCTGGTTGGCACCCAATCGTTAAGGTCTTCAGTGGATGACCAGCGAATCAGCAACGGGTCTTCCGCATTATTGAAATAATCGTAGGCACCCAACGCAATGATATGTCGATCACGCTGCGAGACGATCATGTACTCGTTGATGGGTGGAGCATCACCACCGAGGGCAGTGGCGCGATTGGATGTGCCACCTGAACGATCCCACCAGTAAATAGCTCCACCGCGTGGGCAGGCTAGCAGGTCCTCTCCCCATGTATCCAGAGACCACGTACGAATGCCAACAACAAAGTTGGACCCGGTTCGAGCGGTGCCGTATGCCTCTGCGCCGTACGGCCCGGAACCGTAGCCTGTCGCCGTTATGGCGCTGCCTTCGCCGGGACTGATCTGATATTCGGCCAGCACAGACAAGCCGCCACCACCACTGCCATCTGCATTTGCTGTCTGATCATCCACCAGTTGGTAGGTATCGTTGGTCAGAACTGCCTGAACCTGATACTCACCATCAATGAGGATGCCGTTTATGGCGATAGCGCCCGAGAAGGTCACGTAGTCGCCGGTCTGCGCCCCATGGGCTACATCGGTGACTGTGACGATGTTGGACCCGTTTGTCGTGGCAAACGGCGCAGCGAGCGTTACAGTGCGTCTCAGTGGGGTGATATCAAAGAGTTCATTGTCTTGCCACAAGTACAGCTTGGTATCTGTGGCGACCGCCGACCACATCTTGCCATCCAGCGAGGTCCAGTCTCTCAAGCGACGAGCTGTACCCACAAACTGTGGCTCGATCTTGACCCAACCACCGATCTTCTCGGCAAGCCCCTTGCGAAAGCGCACCTTATCCATGGTGTACCAGCGCCCTTGAGCGCCACGCTCGGACTGCTCAGTGTACTGGCCAGCACCAATCGGAAGGTCGAATATCTGCTTTTGCGTCATTACGACAAGTCCTCATGGCTGACCTTAGCGTAAAACGATTGCATGACTTCATCCGAGGTGCTAGTGGTTCCAACTATGTCTGCACGTCGAATCTCGAATAGCGCAGCTTTCGTTTGGTTCAGCACGCTCCAGTACCATTGCCTGAGCGTGCTGATGTCAACCCATGTTCCCGGCACAGCTGCCTGAGTTGCAAAAGACCCATCGACATCGCCAGACAGGCCGCGCACCCGCACTTCATAATTTGACCCGGTGCCTTCACCATTGGTCAGGTAGTAAACAGTGCTTGGTGACGTTGACTTGGTTGAGTTGATTTCTAATGTTGCGCCGGTTGATTGAAATGATATACCGATATTCCCAGCGGTTGCTGAGCTACCATCAAACGAGAAGAAGTTTGGAAGAACTAGCTTAGGTCTATTGAACTCACCAAGGATTCTGCCAGCTGCACGCAGCGCTGTTTCGCTGGCCACTCCGCTAAGGGTCGCAGCAGACACGCCATTGTAAGCATCACCAGCGTCACCGCCATTGCCACCGTAGTAGAAATACGACCCAAGAGAGCCGAATGAAGCTATGTTGGATGAGCGGCCTGTCTTGCCGCCCAATCCCCATGTGCCACCACCACCACCAGCGCCGTCAACAATAGAGGTGCCACCACCAGCACCACCAGCACCAGCCGTTGAGATTGTGCCAGCTGTGCCAGCTACAGGTGCAGGCACACCAAGATATGGACCAACAGTGCCGCCAGCGCCGCCATTGAAGCCCTGACCGCCGCCACCGCCGCCACCAGCGTCACCACCAGTGCCGGTATCGGTGTATGCGCCACCACCACCGCCGCCGCCGCCACCAAACAGGTAGCCGTCATCAACATTGATGCTGACAGGGTAGGTGCCGAAATTCTTGATCCCTGCGGAGCCAGATGAGCCACTCCCACCTGCCTCACCAGTCGCGCCAAAGTCAGCGCCACCGATGCCGCCATTGCCGCCAACACCAAGGATTCGGCCACCGTTAATAGCGATGAAGGAAAAGGTTGAGCCGATAGCAAAGCTGTTACTGATAATGATCTCGCCAGCATTGGCGGCATCAACAGTCAAGACAACTGCTTTTACGCCAGCAGGCGAACCAAGGTAGGTGTAGAGATCACCGATATAAGTGTCAGAGGTGATCGTCTCTACGATGTCGGCTCCAGAGCCGGAAATGAGCGGCGATGGGATTCTCCACATTACACATCAGCCACGTTTTTTAGTTGCGAAACAACCCATCTTGACCCAGAGAACGGCGCTGCCAGACCGGTGACATACTCGAATGCGAGATAGTCAACCTGACCTGCTGTCGTTGAAAGCGTTGGTGCTGTGCCACCAGCAGCAGCAAACGTCGATGAGGCAAAGCCAATCGAGTGCGGACCGCCACCGCCCTGCTGAACAGCGAGCGTGAACTGCTGTCCATTGGTTGCATTGGTGGGAGCGGCAATCGTGAAGGTCTCAGTGGTCAACAAGTAGAACGCATTACCCAGCGCACAGTTGATCGTCAATGTGCCAGCGCTTGTCGTTGACGCTACTCGCTGCGTCACCTGACCTGCGGTGAACGTCTGCGCGAGTGCCTTCTGTGCAAAGTCCGCACCAGCAACACCAATCAGTTGCTCTGCGTTTGTTGCAAGCGTTGCGGTGCCAGCCGTTACTGCGGTTGCCGCAGACGCAGCCAGCACATTAGTGCCATCACAGAAGACCCACTGCGCTTCGCCAGTAGCAATCGTTGGCCCCGTTCCTGTTGCCGTCCTCACCTCGATACTGTCATCGGATGTGTTTGACACCAGATAGGCTTTCGAGCGAGTGGGTACAACAACATCCGTGGGTGCTGCTGAAGTGCCGCCGATATTGAGGATCATGGCACGAGCCTCGGATGTCGATCCATCAAGGTCGGTCAATGTGTACGTAGCTTCACCAACCAGCGTCACAGACGTTGTTGCAGCAACAGCATCTTCGAGCAGCTGCAATGCGCTGTCATTGAGAATGTCGCCCCACAAGTTCGCGTTCGTGTTGAACTCTTGAAGGGTCAGCCTGAGAAGTGGTGATGTTGCCATGTCTTACCTCTGATTCGTTGGCACCGCTGGAACTTCCAACGGGGTTAGATTGTATCGTTCTTGCAGCAGAGTGTAGGTCTCCCTCTTCGCTAATGGCAAAGCCTCAACGTAGTCAGTTTTCCACAGCTCTACACGATCATCTGACTTCAAAAACTTCTCGCTTTCAGCAAGGCAGGCTTTGAACAAAATGTCATCCATGTGCAGAGACAACCAATTTGTAGTGTTGGTTACTGAATCCAGCGGCTCTAGCCTCGTGGTGCCACGTGTATTGACCGTGTAAATCGCATCAGGGATTGGTGCAAGCGCCCAGTTGTCCTGATCAATCTCCGCATAGTACTTTGGTATGCCGGTCGCTCCCGGCTGCTGGTAGTCTCGAACGAAGTCTGTTGAGCGAAGCTCCAGCCAATACCGCTGTGTTCCTGTACCCGGATCAAAGTCAAACCACAGCGACTGGAATGACACAACCTCTGTGTCTGCCACTGGCTTTGCCAGCAGCTCATTCGATGCAACCGTGGGCGTTGCGCCTTCACTGGTAAAGATCGACAAGTCGAGATCACGCCAAAGCCGCATCTGACCGAGGTCAATAATCTCTGCAATACTGCCTTGAAACTCGCCGTCATCATCCTCAAGCCATGCCTGAAGGTTCGCCTCCAATTCTGCGTATGTTTTATTGCTCATCAGTCAAATATCCAGACCTGTGCCCCAGCGTTGACCGTCCCTGTGAAGGGTGTCGTAATTGGGATCGTGAACGATGGCGAGTCAGCTGTGCTGCGGATACGCGAGACGAAGTGACCTGCTTGAAGATTAACTGCCACCCACTGACCGATGATGTACGTTTGAGCATCTACCAGCACAAACTGCGTGTCACCCTCACTTGGTATGACAGCAAGCGTGGTCTTGAAGTCACCGCTTGGCCCTGATGGAACTGGCAGCGGCTGCTCAGCCTCTCCATAGTCAGCCTCGATGCTGATCTCCGGGGCAGGACGGTACAGCGCAACAGGATCGGTAACCGTAACCGGTATCTCCTGCGGATGCTTCGGCTCCCACCAGTCTGGATGCACCAGCAGACCTTCAATGTGGCCGTCCTCAACCAGATCGCGATAACGCATTTTCTGCCCTGAACGCTGACACTCAGCAACCGCATGGCGACCCTTGGCGTATTGACTCGTCATCGGTATGACCTCGAACTGCCACGCCTGCGCCGCTGACCTGAGCCGGGAACAAGACGAACATCACCGCGCTCGCGCACCGCATTCTGAGCGTCACGGAACTTCAGCTGCGCCTTCTGGTACAGCGTTCCTTCCAACTCTGGTGGTGAGTATTTCTCAGCGATCCTGAACGCCAGCTCAGCAGCAAACGCATCCTGCATGTAGTAGTGGATGTCAGCCGTATCTGATGACGTGTCCGAGTCCTCGAACTTGCGTACCGCACTGAAGATAATCTGATCAGTGCTGTTCTCAGGAATGGTCCAGAAGTTCAGCGTGATGCCGTCTCGACCTTTATCGATGAAGACGCGATCAGGTCGGCCTTCCACGCTCTTGTCTGGGATGTTGAGGTATTCGTCCCGGCTCATCATTACCACCGGGGTGTCTACGCCATCGCGGCGCAACACAACATCAATGATGTCGATAATGTTCACGCCACCGACATCGAGATCGAAGTCTACGCCAGCCACATAGGTGCCCTGCGACTGAACCAGTGGCATCGTGTCCGTACGAATACGGAAATCGTGATAGTCCTTAGTCGCCCAGTCTGCACAAAGGAAGCGCATGGAGCGACGCGCAGATAGAATATGCCGCGCCGTAATATGCGCGGGGTCTATCCTTGCACGCTCCATGGCCTCATCGACAAGCTCAGCGAGTTCGGGATTAAAGAGGTACGTCCCTGATGTCGTCATGAGCTTATCCTTGCGTTATCGCATAGCGTACCGAACCAGTGCCTGCGGTGATGTTGATGCGGACAGCGAAGACCGGAGCATCAGTAAGAGCAGCTCTCGCGCTCACAGCCCCACTCGCAATCAAGTTTGTCCAAACGGCAGAAGCCGGATCAACGTATCTGCTGGAATCCCGAGGTTGACGTAAGTTCACTGCGGCCTGAGCAGCAGTGTCATACATTATATTCTCAAGGGTCGTGTCCACCGTAAAGGTGACCGTACCAACGGCAACAACCTGCACATCCGTGTCGCTTTGAAATGCTTCGACAGGAATATAAGTTGCGCCAACACCAGCGACCGTCTCACCAGTAAAGGGGCGTCTACGGGAATGTCCCATGTCTCACCTCCTTAGCTGTTGATCTTGCCGTCATCAGCAATGATGTAACTGACCAGTATGGTCGCGTTCAACGTACCAGCTACCAAGCCCACACCAGCTTCGATCTCGGTGTCAGCGGTCAACGCTACGCCAAGGTCTGCGCCTGTCTGAATTTCGGCTGGGGATGCTACGCCAGTGACCAGTTCATTGACGAGGCCAGCAGCGGTCCCACCAGCGAGCTGAACGTCCACTGTGTCTGTAGCGCCGCCCGAAATAGCAGCTACTGTTACGCCAAGCGGGATCGCCCCTGCTGGCAAATAAACGCCAGTACCTGCCATGGTCTGAGAGACCAAGAAAGTTGCACTAACGTATGTTTTGAATGTGCCGGGTGTGCCCTTGCCATTGCCGGAAGGGTTTGCCATGCCGCGTTGCCGAATGTATCCGGCGAATGTTGATCTCTTGCCCATCTGTCTGTCTCCAGTCTCTTGCGAGTCGTCAGGGTGTTAAAAGACGGTGGGGTCCGAAGACCCCACCTTCTCGTGCCGTTAGGCGTTGCCGCTTGAGCCGAATGCTCCACGATAGTCAGACCAGCCAAACGAGTAGCGTTCACGCGCCTTGTAGCGCATGTTGCCTGTCTCAAAGTCACCTTCGAGACCACGTTGGATGTTCTTCCTGATCATGTGCTTCAGACCGTCCTGCTGATCCGTGATGATGTACCACGCATTGGCATCCGTGAGACGGTGGTTCTTATAGCAACCACCCGGAAGCATCCCCATCTGCTTCATAGCGTTTACGTCATTGTCAGCCGTGCCGGGACGGTACGGGCTGGTCAACAGACGTTCGGCCACGAACATCAGATCGGGTGGAACGATCAGCTTCTGCGCACGTACTGCAATCGGAATGCTGCGCTCATCGACAAACTTGCTGATTGCGATGAAGGCTTCCTCAAGGGAAGTCTCCGACAAGTCAGCCTGCGTCGTGAACGTGTTCGACTGCGTACCACCGCCGAAGAGCGGATGAGCCGTGCTGAACAATGCAACTCCATCACCACCGGGGAAACCAGCGGAGAAGCCGTTATTCAGAACTGCTGCACCTTTAACTTCTTTGGTGTGCTGCATCGAGCGAGCCAGCGCCTTGGAGTACTTGCTGCCGATAGAGCCGTAGAGGTTGTCTTCCTCTGCCTCTTCCGTCAGTGAGAACGCCAGAGCAATCGTCTCGTGGACGTAACGCGAGACGAATGCCTCACCACCGCTGTCGTATGACACCGGAGCGCCCTCTGGCTTAACAGGCGCACCTGCCAGACCAGCGAGCAATACGTCTTCCTCGTATGCTTTGCTTGAGCTTTCGACTGCGAAAATAGGTCTCCATTCCTGCTCGTAACGCTTGTACTCCATTCCGAATACAGTGTTGAGACCTTCCTGTAGCTGCTTTCTAAAGCGAGCGCGATTCATGATAGCCATTATTTACGCTCCTTTAGCTGTTATCAGCGCGGTAAGGGGTTTCGGTCAGCTGTACGAGAACCCGTGGGTTGTCGGTGCTGATGTCAGCCGTGTAAATGCCACCCGGTGCTTCAGCCAGACTCAGTACTTGCAACTGAGCAGGGCCAGCGCCAACGGTCGCGTTCAGCTGCATACCGGAGACACCCGTGGCTGCGTTACCTGCGACAGAAACGTCGAGGTCAGCGAAGCCACCGATCTCAGTATTAGCTAGAGCGCCATTGACTTGGATGGAGAAAACGATGTCCGGGTCGGTGTACACAAACGCCTCGGCAGGCTGCGCTCCGCTTGTCACGGTGCCTCCTACCCACTGGTTCGACCATACAACATCACCGTTCGCTGCAACGTACTGGCACCCGGCGAAAACGCCAAGTAAACCGCCACCCGCAGCAGCAACGTCGATGTTGTTTCCATTTACTCCCGGCGTGGCATGAAGAATTATGCCGTCGCCTTGGAAGATACTGGAAGCCTCACCAGAGTCGATTGTGTAGCCACCCGAATATCGCACGATGCCACCACGAAGGTGACGTACGGGAAGTAACCCGTTAGGTGCGTCGAGATTTGCCATTGAACATTACCTCAATCATCGTCAGCTACCCCGGCAGGTTGAACCCGCTGTGAAGGGTAGGACACCGATGTTTTATGGTTCTTCACAATCGGATGTCCAGCTATCTGGGATGACTCAAGGTCATGGTCAACGGATGCCATTTGCATGGCAGTGGCTTGCTCAATTGCGGCCCTGCGCTTCTCAAGAATCTCGGAGTCAATCTCCATCAAGATGAGATCATCCACCACGATCATCCCATTTTCCTTATCCGCAAAGTTGGCATAAATTCGCCACTCTTCAGGCAGCGTTTCAGGTTGGCGTGGTCGCCACCCTTCCCGCCACGTACGGTTCAGGTTTTTGGGATCAGCCGCACCTCGAACTGACTGCCTTACCCAACGCTGGGTTTTACCCTCTCGCGCTGGTGGGGCTTCCAGACTACTCGGTCGTAACCAAGCAGCCGGGTTTTCGACGTGGGTGGCATCGTACTCCGACATCTCGTCCACACGAGACTCGTGTCCATGGTCTACGCCATGGGAAGTAACAGCGGGTTTCGGTGCTACTTTTTTCTGGGTCGTTTTCTTGGCAGGCATTATCTTGCTCCCGTAGATTCACGTTTGCTGCGAGCGTACTCTTTCAGAACTTCTGGATCGTTCGGATTGAGACCAAATCGCCGCATGTTTGCAAAATCACTCTCGCCAAGTTCAACCTTGCTCTTGCGCGACCGCTGGCGACCTGTTTCGGCTCCATCAACAGCTGCGACTGGTGACCTCGTAGGTCTGCGTCGTTGCCGTGACGAACCTTTGTCGGCATCGTCAAACAGGTTCGGTTCCTTTTCCTTGATACGCGCATCGAGTTCTTCAAAGTACTCGGGCGTGTTCGGATCAAAGCCGTCCTGTATCACTTCACGGTCGATGCGATTGGCAAGGCGCGTCTGGCGTTCAAAGCCTCGCGCACCGTACCAATCAGAGCGTTCTTCCATCCATTTCTCAGCCAAAGACTGATCATTGGATTCGCCATCAACTTTACCACTGAATGGTTGAAGATTGCCACTCTCTGGTAAATTCTGAAGCTCTAGCTCAGACTGTATCTTCTCAGCCTTGAAATCGGTCAACTCGGCAGTCAGTTTTACCTGATCCTTCGTGTTGCCCATCTCAACCGCTTGTTCAAGCGCTTGCAGAGTGCTTTCAATCTTTGCTTCAGCTTGTTCGACGTTCCTCTCCAAAGCCTCCTTGCTCAGATTGGACTGCCTGTCAGCGAGCTGTTGAGCCTGCGCCTTCCAGTAGTCTGCCTCCTGCTTCGCAGCCTTCTCGCTACGAGTCGCACGTTGAATACGTGCGCGAACCTTTTTCGAGTAATCGTCATCCTCGCTGCCACTACTTGCGTCATCGTCGTCATCAGAACTGTCTGGGGCAGAGTCTGCGCCACGCAATCCTGAAAACTCGATGCCGTCGTCGTCTCCGTCATCATCGGTCACCACTTGATCAGCAGGAACACGATTGATGCCGTCGTCTTTCGTGGCAGCGTCCAAATCGACCGTTACGGGTTCATCTTCTGTCACTCCGTGCAGGTCCTCAAAAACAATATCATCGTTCGGCATTATTCTACCCCTTTACAAATATGATCGGAACTGTGCGGGATCACTGATCACACCCATGATGCCGTCGTCGTTCATGATCAAGAACTTGCTTCCGTTCTTCATTTTGATGCTCTGCCCACCATAGGTGCCGAACATGACCCAATCGCCAACCTTCGGCTTTGGCTCGATCTTCGACAGGTCTATGCCTGAGCGAGTAATCGCCTTGAAGCACTGGTCGCCCATGGCCACGATCTGACCGACGTAGGTCAGCAGCTCTTCGGACTCCAGCGCCTCATCAGCAATAGCAATCTTTGATTCGCCGTATGTTGCCTTTGGCCGGTAAGGCCGGATCAACACACGCCAGCCAACCGGTTGCAGTGGCACCTCTGCCTCTATCTCAACAGCTGGCTTTTCAAATGCAACTTCAGTCATGAGTCACCGCCCGGTGGTGTCATCGGCGGCAGGTCCTGCTGTTCTTCTTGCTCTTCCAGTTGCCGCAGCATGTTGTCAGCAAGCTCGCCTGCTGCCTCCATACCGGAAATCCATCCGGTGATGCGCTTGTATTCTTCCATGTCCTTGACTTGGCCCTTACCCAGCTGAATTGCCTTGTTTGCTGTGCTTTGAACAATGAGACTACGGAACTCTTTCACGAACTGTCTAAATGTTAGTTGCATTTTTCACTTTCCTTTTGGCTACGCCTGCTAGTTTATCGAGCAGTGCTTGGTATGACATGCCAGCCTCCGTTGCGGAACGGGCAAATTGGCGAGGGGATACACCACGAACTCCACGTTTACGTAAGAATTCGCGAGCTGCGCGAACGTCTGCTGGTTTGACGTTATCCACTCTATTGCGCCTTTTTCGGTTTCGCTGATGCTGCTTTCCTCTCTCGTGCGGCTTTGGCCTTCGCAAGCATGTCTTCACGCTCTTGCTTGGCTTTCGCGGCTCGTGCTTCACGCTCTTCCTTTGCCTTGGCAAGATAATCTTCACGATCCTCTTTACTCAATGCTGCAAGGTCTTGACGGTTGATCTCGGCCAGTGCCTTCTCATCCAGACGGTCAAGCTCTCTTGCGTGTTCCTCATCTCTTCGGCGCTGCTCTGCCTCGAACGCCTCAGCCTCTGGGTCTATACTCTCACCCGGCTCCATGATCGAGAACTCAGGCACCATGGCTGCGGCCTGCGCGATCTGCATCTCCATCTCTGGGTCCATCGGCTGCTCAGCGGTAAATGTTCCCGGTGGCGGCAGCTGATTGCCCAGTTGAGCGTTCATCTCGTTGAAGTACTTGAATGCAAAATGCTCGGCAAGGTGCGCCTGCATCAACGGTCCAATCTGCTCCAATGCCTCTGGTGCCAGACCGTTGATGAAGTTGATGTGTACTTGTATATGCGCCTCATGGTCCTGCTCGATGAAAGCGTTGGCGCTCTGAGCCTGCATCAGCCTCATGTTTTCAGTCACCGGGTCAAGGCGCTGCGGATTATTTATCTGCAATACGCCTTCCGGGTCCGGTATGCGGATAGCTCGCAGGAAGCGCTTCTCGACCTCCATCTGGTTGTAGAGCTGCGGTGCCTGCATGGCCCTCTCGACCAGAGCCTGCCCTTGAGCAATACGCTGCGTCGAGCTGAAGATGTTTGGATCACTGATGGGAATGACATCGACACGACCGTCATAGTCATTCCGCATTACCACGCCTTCAGCGTTCTCAACCTTGTATGGATACTGATCCGGCAGGAACTCATAGTTGAGTTCAGCACGGAGCTTAAACTCTTCCGCAGCAGCCATGTGCAATCGCCTATGGATAGCCGAGAAAGGTTTGCTGCCCTGCTCTATTAGCGCAATGGTTGTCCCTACCGGACCAGTGTTCTTTGCCTCACCAGTCAACACCTCTGTTGACGACGAGAATGACTTGCCAGCGTCCTTCAGTACCTCGAACAGCTTGGCAACCGCCATGGACGGCTCTTTGAAGGGTGGCGTGTAAAAGGCACGTGCCAGCTCGTCAGCCGACATATTGACCTCTTTGTAAACACCGGGGTCAATGTGCCTGTCGCCCGGTTTCAGTTTCGCATCGTTGGAGACAAAGCCACCCTGCATGTTAGCGAATGCAGCCGAGTCGAGCAGCGCCCTGATCGTTCCAGAGGTGGCCTCTGCCACGCTGCCGATCATGTGCAACAAGCCGAAGCCGTAGAAGCCAAGACCCGGCAGGTACTTATAGTGCGTGAACCACATACGCTTCAGGCACAGCTCATCGTCTTCCTTCCAGTTACGACGAATGGACAACACCTTGCGAGTGCTGCGCTCTACCGTGACGATGTACGGCAGTGGCGTATCGCGCCCGTAACTCTTACTGTCGCCGTTATCCAGCTCCAGATCGCAGTGGCATTCGTACAGCGTGTAGATGTCGTCATCGGTGTGAGTGTCAGGTGTGCGTGAGTCAGCCCTATCCTCATGTTCACGCTCTCTATCTTCCATGCTGTCTGCCGAGTACGGCATCGACGGAAGTAGCTCCATTTCTTCGTAGAAGCCAGAGGCAAACAGTTTCTTCATCTCCGACTTGTTCTTGAACATGCGATGCGTATAGCGTGGTGACGATGCAAGGTCGGTGGCGATGTACGGCACAATGAAGTCTGTTGACTTGATGAAGCGTGACACCACCATCTCGTTGATGGGATCGAAGTAGGTCTTCTTGAATGCAGAGCCGCCCAGCGGAAGGTAGAACAGCATCGAATCCACGTTCCAGAAGTATGAGCTGTCCTGATCAAGAATCTGATAGTTCATGTGATTCTTGACGCGCTCTGCCTGATCCTGCTTCTCCATAGTGAACTCGCCCACCACCTTGGTTTTTACTGGGCCTTCACTGGGGAATATTTCTTCGATTGCTCGTGACTGGAACTGCACCACGGCCTCACCAATCAACGGGAAGGTGACAGCCGATGCGCCCTCGAACGGAAGCTCTTCAAGTGGGATGTTGTTCAGGCCAAGCAGCTCCATGGCTTGATCCATGCGTTGCTCCCAGTCCTTCCGTGCCTCAAGGTCAACGTCCACCCACTCGATGATGTCGTTGGCCAGCTTCGTCAGATCAGTGTTGTCTACGTCGTAAACGATATTCGCTGCGTGTTCGTCGCTATCATCCTGTGACATGCGAGCTGCGCCGGGATTGAAGTCAACCACCGCATTATCGCCTCGACGCTGTACCGATACGCCATCTTCGGTGGTCGTATTGATAGACTGCTCGTCGTCCATTGGCATCTCTGAGATACGAGGTGCGTCATTAAAGTTTGCGGCCATCTATCAGGCTCCTGTTCTAATCCCGCCACCGTACATGCGGATCGGCGCGTTTGCATAGTTCATAAGGTTGTCGTTGTCGTCGTCTTCATCCAAGTACTCTGCACTCCAGCGCTTACGTAACCAAAGCAGAGCCATGGTAACAGTATCCACCATGTCGTCATGGTCGTCGGCTGGATAGTTGCCGCACTGCTCAATCACCTCTTCGGCCCAGTTGCGCTTCACATAGAACACGCAACCACGCTCCAGCACCAATGAGGCAGCGTGTGCGCGAGCAAACTTTGAGTCGCTGACCTTGATGCGTGATACTGGCAGGTCTGAGCGCCTGAGTTCCTGTGCCAGCGAGTGCCCTGATGCCTTCTTCTCGATCAGTATCTTGTCAGGCTTCCACAGCTCTGCCGCCTGCTTGGCGTTCTCTCTCAGCTCTGGGAACTCCAGCCTGCGATTCATGCGCTCCAGCAGGATCATGCACAGTCGCTTCTGGCCCTTGTATCTAGCTGTCCATGGCAGCTTGGTGTTAAGCCGCTCTTCATACTCGAACACACCCCACGTAGTACGAGCGCTGAAGTCTGACTCTTCGTCCTCTTCAAAAGCCGTGTCGTAGCACTGCACCACGAAGTCGATCTGCGGCAGCTCTGGTTCAACCCACTCGCGCCAATGCTCGTTCTTCAGGATGTTGCCACCCTTCGCTGATGGGTTCTGCTGAATCTGCGCCTCGAAACCACGCTCGGTCAGCTCATAGGACAGCTTAGCCATCTCTTCTGGCCCAAACCTGTCCGGTGTCAGCAGCTCGTTTTCTTTCTTGCGTGGGTCAATAAAGATTACTTCATCTTTCTTCAGCGGCTCGACATGATCACCAAACGTGAAGATGCCGTCGTCACGTGCTGGAATGATGCGCTTGCTGTCTTTCTTTGCCTTGGTGATACAGCGGTTCTTCGGTATGAAGTACCCCGGCAGGTTGAGATGCACCCAGCCTCCCGATGCCAGCACATGACCCGGCAGGTCCTTGTGATGGCCACGCTGTGCAATGATTACACGGCCCAGCTTCTTCGGATCGTTGCCACGAGTACTCATGACATCTCGCCACCAGTCGATCACGCCCATACGCACAGTGTCAGAGTTGATCTCTTTCATGTTGTGCGCGTCATCAACTACGATGCGGTCGCCACCCTCACCCGTTGCTGTACCACCTACCGATGTAGCCAGCCGGTAGCCGTTGTGATCATTGTCGAAGCGGCCCTTCTGATTCAGGTCAGAGCTGAGCTGGAAGCTGTCGCTGAAGTTTTGCTCATACCATGGGGATTGAATCAGGCGACGACACTTCACCGAGTCGCGAAGAGTCAGGTTGCTTGCGTACGTTGCAAACAGCCACTGTGTTGATGGGTTCCACGTCCACTCCCATGCAGGCCACATCACTGCCACGATGGTGGACTTGGTGTGGCGAGGTGGGATGTTAATCACGAGGTCATCTATATCACCCAGTGATACATACGTGAGGTGTTCGCAGATAGCATCGATGTGCCAGTCGCACTTGAACTCCTTGCCCGGTTCAACTGTCTGCCATGCACCACGAACGAACTCGCGCAGGTCACGCTTCATCTCTTCGGCCTGAATCTGCGTCCAGCCGTAGTGAAAGTCTTCAGGGCTTTCAAACTGTGGAAGCGCTATCGTCATTACTTCAGCCCGAAGAATTTAGCGATGGTTAGCACCTTCGTTTGCATGAAGTTGCCGAATGTGCCAGCGGCGTTATGGTCGCTGGTTGCTGCGTCCCACACTGCTGTTGCTGTTGTTGCCGCGTTCACCAGCTGATTGACCACGGTCGCCCCTATCGAGCTGTCCGTCAGGTTTCCAATACCCCTTACCACGATAGTCCCTGCTGTTACTGTCGAGTCGAGGATGACCTGTCCAGAGTTTAGGTCGATTGATACGTTGTCTGCGCCGGTCTTGTTTCTTAACTCCACGCCTCCTGAGTAGTTCCTCATCAACAGGTCGCGCCCTGAGCCACCGTAGTCGATTATCGGTGTCGATGTCCCGGCTACTCCCGACCAGCAGTCCAAGATGTTTACGTCCGACGAGCCACCCAGAGTAATGGTTCCAGCTTCGATCAAGCATGACTGTATGGTTCCCTCCACAAATGATAGCGGCGGCTGGATAACGCAGTCCTTCACCACGCTGTCGCCATCGAGTACGCCAGTGAGTGTTGCTTCACGGAACTGCGACATGATGACATCAGCGCCAGTGTTGATGGTGATGGTGGTGATGTCCGGGTCCTGACCTACGATACGCAGGCCGCTCACATCATCTCCAGTATCCAGTGTGGCGCTGCCTATTACCTTGATCTCAACAAAACCCAACGCAGCAGCAATAGCCACAGCGTCAGGGAAGTTGTTGACCGGCTGAAGTGGTGTGCCGTTCGGATAGTCCGTGCCGACATTACCTGATGCGGCCTCGTACCAGACTGCATTCTGATAGGTGCTGTACCTGATCTCTGTCAGCTCCTGAATAGTCGCGGAGCTGGACGTAGTGAGAATCACCTGCGTTCCCCATGTTGGCAGGATGGCAGGGATCGATATATCTACCTCGTCTACTGCCACGAGGTTGCCACCGGACGTGCGCACCTGCGTGATGTTCCACAGGCTGTAGTCATCGGCCAGATCGAACTCGTTGTCCGTGCCGTTGACCAGTGTCTTGGTCTCCAGCGTGGTGGCATCGATAACACGCACCACGTCAGTGACGGAGCGATCCGTCCAGTTGATGATATATGAACCCGGCTGCACCCCGGCTGCGATGAAGTCAGCGCCGCTATCTGCGAAGGTAATCCTGTTGAGAACACTAGGTGGCCCGGATGCTGTCGTCACCGTTCCAGTCGCGGCAGGCGTGAATCGAGCCTGAAACGCAAGTTGCAGATTCTGCTGCTCAACCGTGATAGCAACCAGCGTACCGCCACCGAGGTCTTCCTTGCCTGATGCTTGGATCAGTGAGGGGAAGCCCATGTTGACGAAATCGTCTTCCAGAATTCGTAACGTATCCACATGGTCCTGCATTACGATCTCGGTCGATGGAGCAGCAATCTCCACGTACCGAGGATCGGTATCTTGAACCAGTGAGAAGTCGTTACGTACTGCCATTAGCTACCTGCTGCCACAGCCCCCAATGCCGCCAGTTCCTTATCACGCTGCTTGCACAGGGCGACCGTCTCCGAGTGTTCCTTGATGGACTCGTCTTCTTGAGCAATTACATCCTCGAAGCGCTCAATAGCCTCGTGGTCCTGCTCGACTTGCTGCTTCAGTGCCGTCTCGTCCCAGCGACCCCACTCAGTAAAGATTGCCTTGCGTTTCTCAGAGGCTTCGACATCGAAGTCATGAATCTCGCTCAGCATCTTGTCACGTACCCCGCAGCGCATAATCAGGCTCTCATACTCATGGATGCGAGCGCGGGTTTCCGAGATCATCTTGCGCATCCGGTTCTTGTTCTCTTCGCACTCGTTGATGCGAGACACCAGATAGTCGATACGCTGCGATGGATACTTCGCGTTGACCTCAGCAATCTGGTTCAGGCGCTCTGTTTCCTGCGCCAGAACCAGCTGCTCTTTCGCGTCGTTGTTAGTACCGAGGGGCAGCTCTTCGATCTTCTTGCCTTTCAGCCTGATCGAAGACACCCCTGTCTGCCCCACGTTACTTGTCATTGCGGTCTCCTTAGACGGCGATGGTGTCGTCCTGCCTGACCACTGTCACGGTCACACCGGAATCACCAACTGTTGCGTTCTGAGTGAACGGTAGAATTACCTTGCCCTGACGAACATTAACTACCACACCGAACGGCGATGCCGGGGTCTTGACGATGGTATTGGACGTACTCGTCGTCGTTGCCTCGGTATCGATGATCAGGTCATGGATGTTGTCGTTCGTGTCGTAGGCTTGGATCGTCTCGTTGATGGTGTAGGTATCTGCTGACACGAAACCACCTGCGCCGAACAGCAGCTGGATCACCAGCGAGTCTTCGTCGGTCACGCTCACCACCTCGTAGGTGGACGTGCGAGCGGCGACGTAGATCAGCATTCCCGGCTCAACACCCTCGGTCACGAACGTAGAACCCGTGTCCTCAAGCGCTGTGTCGGACGTGCCAGCTGTTGCCGTTCCCGGCGTGATCGGCGTTAGGGTGAACGTGCCACCTGCGCCAGTGGTTCGGCTGTCGTACTTGTAGTGATGCTCCTGCTGCTCATCCACTGCGATGACCCTGACCCACGCGGCATCAGCAACCTCACTGTCGATTGAGCCGCCGACCGTGATCGAGGTGGCCGATGCAGTTGTGGCCGTCATGCCACCGAAGCGATCCTTGTTGATCACACCAGCGGTGCCGGTATCACGTGCCAAGTACACCCGGTCGAAGCCTGCGGTGTTGTCCACGAGGATGGTAACCGTGTTCGGCGGCGTGCGCAGCGTACCGAGGTCATCCGTCAGCGTGTATGCCTGCGGTGCAGCATCGATGCCAGTGAACAGCACACCCGGTGCGCCGAAGATCGTCGTACCGGTGAACGTACCCAGTGGGCTGGCTTTCGGTGAGCTGATCGATAGCGAGGCACCACCAGCGCCACCCGTGTCGATGGTCGCCTGATCAGCGCCTTCATCATCTACCACGTCGCTGTCAACCAGCGACTCAAGCGAGGTCTGCTGGTCTGTGACCGTGATGTACGACTGCGCCACATCCTGACCCGTGCCAGTCTGGTTCGAGCCGATCAGTCTGGCTGTCCAGTTACCACCGACCGTCTGCGTCAGGTCGTCGCCTTCTGTCAGCGAGGCTGAATGCGACACCGTGTAGTACAGCGCCTCGATACCTCGATACGACTCACCGGGAATGTTGACACCAGCACCGAACAGGTCGGCCTCGTCAGCGCCGCGCCTCGTGACGTACTTGATGCGCTCATACACCTTGGCCGGTAGTACGTTGGTCTGTGCGTTGACCGTGATCGAGAAAGGCTCTGCCGTGCCGTCACCGTCGAAGTCAGACGTGGTGCTGCCCACTGCAATGGTGACCGTGCCGCCTTCGCCAGAGGTTGCGTCAGTCGGACCACCAGACACCGCTGTCTCGTTCGAGCTGAGCGTCAGCGTGCCTGTCTGGGCAATGTCTTCGATGACATCGTTGTCTGCGAATGCCACGAGGTTACCGGTGCGGTATCCCTCGATGGTGTAGTTCGGGCCTGTGCCACTGATTGCCGTGATCACACCTTTCTGCGCGGGGTCTGCTACCAGCTGGAAAAGGTCGCCTACTGCTTGGGTCCATGCGCCTGTCTCAGCGTCCGTGGTCACCTGCAAGTAGC